ATCATTTACATCGCCAGAACGCCTTACAAGCGGAGTGACAATGATTGCATCAATTTCTCCCGCATACGAAGAAACGTCAATCGTCTGCTCAATGTACGCAGGAACATAAGAGAACCTGACACCGTTGTATGTGCTGAAGTTCGTTGCAAGTGTTAGATTAGTAACAAGTTCGTAGTTGTTACCACTGGGGTTAGAGCCTAAACCATACGAACTACAGCAGTATCCTGCTCTAAGGCGATAAACACCAGCGTCCAACGTGGTGTCAATCTTTGACGACACGCATTGGTCCGTACTGTTGTGATTACCATCATCATTCTGGGCTAGAGTATTACCGGATAGGTCGTATACCCAAAGATACGGATCAGCAAAACTACCAGCGCACGCAGAGTTTGAGTTACCATAGATGACAACATCGGTGTTGTCTTGCTCTACTTCAAAGTACCAGTCGGATTCCTCGGTGACCGTGTAGGAAGTTGCGTTGGCTATACCCGGCACAAAAAATGCCATAAAGGCAATAATCATCGGCAGTACTTTTATAAGTGGTCTCAATTTTCCTCCATTCCATATATAGAATAGTAATAGAAGATGTGTTACGTGGGTATAAAATGATTACTATTAATTAAAGATCTCTGAAAATGTGCACTAATCCTTGAGGCTTTTATGGCTAATGTCGTTAAAATTAAAAATTCAGGTACAGCTACTAATACCCCTTCATCTTTAGAGTATGGTGAAATAGCTCTAAACTATAATGATGGAAATCTTTTTTATAAAGATTCTGTAGAAGATATTGTTACGACAAAGTTAGTTAGGTCTATAAGTGGTACTTCAAATGAGATAAATGTTTCAGAATCTTCTGGTGAGTTTACTTTTTCATTACCGAATTCTGTATACATTTCTTCCCTCTTTGTCGACAATATTGAATTAAATACTAGTGGTGCAACCACAGACTACGTGTTAGCCTTTGATGGTACAAAGTTTGCTCCAGCTCCAGCACCTACTGGACCTACTGGACCTACTGGTCCGGATAGATTATCCGTCTCAGACTCAGCGCCCTCGTCATCTAATGTTGGCGATCTGTGGTTTAATTCTAATCAGGGTAGGCTTTTTTCGTATTACGATTCAACTTGGGTAGAAATTTCAGGGGCAATTGGACCTACTGGTCCAACTGGTCCAGATAGATTGCAAGTTTCAGATAGCGCTCCTTCCCCTGTTGCTTCAGGTGATCTGTGGTTTGACTCATCTAGTGCTAGGCTTTTTTCATATTACGATTCAACTTGGGTAGAAATTTCAGGGGCAATTGGACCTACTGGACCGACAGGACCCACAGGTTTATCTGGTCCTACTGGACCCACTGGATCTATTGGTCAAGATGGTCCAACGGGGCCAACGGGTCCAACGGGTTTAACTGGTTCAACTGGACCAACTGGCCCTACCGGTGCAAGTGGTGTTGCTGGAGCGCTAGATGACTTATCTGACGTATCAATAACAAGCGCTACTTCGGGTGAGTTTCTTAAGTACTCTGGTTCAGGATGGGTTAATGCAACAATCCCCACTAGTGATCATGGATCTATGACAGGTCTCTCTGACGATGACCATACTCAATATTTGCTAGCTGATGGATCAAGGTCTGTTGGTGGTTCTTTAATACCAGATACTAATGAGGCTTATGATCTTGGTTCTTCTACTTATCGTTTTAGGGATCTTTATTTAAGTGGAAATAGCATAAATCTTGGAGGGGTACAAATTACTTCTGACGGTACGAGCCTGAGTATGCCACCAATATCATCTATAGATGGAGATTTTACCGTTGACACTAGCACCCTCCACGTTGACTCAGATAACAATAGAGTTGGAATAGGAACCACTTCCCCCTCTCACGATCTCCACGTTGTGGGTGATGCTCTTGTATCTGGTTACCTGGACCTTAGTAATTCTATAGTGGAGTCAATTACTGTAAATATTAATAGTAACACTCAAACACTTATTGATTCTTTTGTAATGTCCAATTATCCAAGTGTAGAGTATTTTGTGCAAATTAAACAGGGCAGCAAGGTTCGCTGTTCCAAAGTTCATGTCATTACTGATGGGTCAAGTATCGACAAAACAGAATACGGGGTCCTCGAATTGAATGGTTCAATATCTGGAGTTTCAGTAGATGTTTCGACCAGTGGAATTAACGGACTGCTATACGTAACAGTCACCGACGGTGCCTCAACCACTGCAAAAGTTACAGTAAACAAGACTGCTATTAAAGTTTAAGATTATTACTATATATAACAGTTACCACACTGTTTTAAAGGAAGGCATATTAAATGGCTGAGAAAGATTTCAAAGTTAAAAAGGGTCTTATTATTGGAGACCTTACAAGTACTGGATACGTAAAGGTTTCCACGGCAGGATCTGCTGTTACAACATCTGCTACAGTTCCGTCTTCAGATATTACTGGCGTACTCGTTGCCTCTAAGGGTGGTACAGGAATTAATAATGGCTCCTCAACGATTACTGTTGGCGGTAATCTTGTCACTTCTGGTGCAACAACGATTGGTTCAAGTACGCACACAGTCGCTTTTGCAACTAGTGGTAATACTTCCATTACTTTACCAGCCTCTGGAACCTTAGCCACTTTAGCCGGTGCTGAGTCGCTTACCAATAAAAAGCTTGGCAGCCTAACCTCCAATGGTATTGTTACCACCTCGGGTGGAGATGGCACACTGAGCGTCACTGCGACGACTGGTTCTGGCAATGTTGTCCTGGCAACAAGCCCAACTTTAACCACACCAGCAATCGGTGCGGCGACAGCCACATCAATTAACGGTCTTACAATCAGTAGCAGCACTGGTACCTTGACAATTGCCAATGGTAAAACAGCTACCGTAAGCAATACTTTAACATTTACTGGAACAGATTCTTCATCAGTTGCTTTTGGTGCTGGTGGTACAGTTCTTTACACTGGTAACAATCTTGCAGACCTTTCATCAACAACTTCTGCTGAACTCGCTGGTGTCATCTCAGATGAAACTGGATCAGGCGCTTTAGTTTTTGGTACCGCACCGACGTTTACAACTAGTATTGATGGTGGAGCAACATTTGGAGCTTTTGCAAGCTCAGATGCCCTTACTGTTGGTTATACCGGTACTGCTGATTCAACAACAAATGTTTCAACAGGAGCTACTGGAAGTGGCAATACTAAGACAGTTAATATTGGTACAGGTGGAGCATCTGGTTCTACAACTGATGTTAACTTGGGTTCTTCAGAAGGTGGAACAGTTACAGTTAATAATGATCTTACAGTCCAGGGTGACTTGGTCGTCAATGGTACAACAACTTCAATTAACTCTACAACATTAACTGTTGACGATAAGAATATCGAACTTGCTTCAACAGAAAGCCCATCAGATGCCGCAGCAGATGGTGCAGGTATTACGGTTAAAGGTACTTCAGATAAGACCTTTAACTGGGTAGACTCAACTGATGCCTGGACATCTTCGGAGCATATGGATTTAGCTTCGGGTAAAGCCTTCTACATAAATGGCACTAGCGTACTAAATGCTTCAACGCTTGGCTCTGGAGTTACCTCCTCTAGCTTAACAGCTGTGGGCACAATTGCAACCGGTACATGGGAGGCAACAGATGTTGCTATATCTCATGGTGGTACGGGCGCAAGCACAGCTGCTGACGCCAGAACAAATCTTGGTGTTGCAATCGGTTCTGATGTGCAGGCGTATGATTCGGTCTTGGACGATGTTGCAGCAGAAACATATACTGGCAGTACTTCTACAACAACTCTTGTCACAATCTCTACCGGTACATGGAATGGAACAACCATAGGAGTTTCTTATGGTGGAACTGGTTCAACAACTGCAAATGGTGCGTTGAATAACCTTCTTCCTGCACAGGGAAGTGCAAGCGGATACTACTTAAAGTCTGATGGCACAGATGCTTCATGGGCAGAGGTTCCGACTGGTGCGGCAGGTGATTTGACCGGCGACACCATTGCCTCAAATGTTCTTTATTCAAGCCTTACAAGCTTAGGAACATTGTCAGCCCTTAATGTTAATGGCGTCATTACCCTTAAGGATAGCAATACCGATACCGCAAAGGTTGAGGGTACAGCATATTCTTTAACTGCAGCTACTGCGACAGCTGTTGATACAATAGCAGCTTCTGGTGTCCAAACAATTGAGTACACAGTTTCACTTATGCAGGGCACTTCGACTGGCATGAAGATGCGTACATCAAAGGTTCTGGCTCATTATAATTCTGGAACCGGTGTAGTTGATTATACAGAGTATGGCATTATTGAAACTGGTTCAAGTGATATGGCCGGTGTTGCTGTCGAGGCTGCTCTTAATAGTACAAATATAGAGTTGCAGGTTACTGTAACTGATGCAAATACTTCAACCGTAACATGTAGAGTTCTTAGAACAGTTCTGCTATAATAATATAATATAATTTAAAAAGCCTAAAGGGACAGTGAACTGATGGCAGATAATAGTTTCAAAGTTAAAAACTCTATTGTTATACAAGGTATTGAATTAGATCTATCTGGGGCAAGTACTGATCAGGTTTTAACCTTTAATGGAACTAAGTTCGTCGCAGCATCTGTAGCATCTGGGGCACCTGAAGTATCGGATTCTGAGCCTTCCTCTCCTTCTAGTGGAGATATGTGGTTTGACTCTTCTGTTGGTAGGCTTTTCGTATACTATGATTCTACCTGGGTTGAGATATCTGGGCCAATTGGTCCCACTGGTCCCACTGGACCGGACAGATTATCTGTTTCTGATACAGCTCCTTCATCACCTAACTCTGGTGATCTTTGGTTCGATTCTTCAAGTGCAAGTTTATTTTCATACTACGATTCCTACTGGGTGGAGATATCAGGTAGAAGGGGAACCCAAGGTCCCACCGGGCCTACTGGTCCAGCTCAGTTAGCAGATGTTGCTGCTTCACAGCCTTCCAATCCACAGACTGGTCAATTGTGGTATAATACTTCTAGTGGAACATTAAATGTTTATGATGGAAGTACTTGGAATTCTGTGTAATAAATGAAAATAGCTGTCTATACAATTGCAAAAAATGAAGAGAAGTTTATTGAACGCTGGGCAGAATCTTGTGCAGAAGCCGATCTCAGGTTGATACTAGATACTGGTTCGTCTGATGGAACAGTAGAGAAAGCTCTACTGGCAGGATGTACCGTACACTCAGCATCAGTGATGCCTTGGCGGTTTGATGATGCCAGGAACGTAGCATTGTCTTTGATTCCTTCTGATTACGATTACTGTATAGCTTTAGATGCAGACGAAATTTTAACAAAAGGTTGGCGCGACCATTTAGAGCGTGTTGACCCATTAGTTACTCGTCCCAGGTATAAATATGTTTGGTCTTGGAACGAGGATTCATCAGAAGGTCTTGTGTATTCTGGTGACAAAATTCATTCCAGGAATGGGTACAGATGGAAGCATCCTGTTCACGAAGTTTTAAAGCCTTCCATAGAAGAAAATCAGGGTTGGATAGATTTAGAGATTCACCACTATCCAGATTCCACTAAGTCAAGATCTCAGTATCTCCCACTGTTAGAATTGTCAATTAGGGAAGATCCAAGTGATGACAGAAATAGATTTTACTTAGGCAGAGAATATATGTTCGCCGGATTGAATAATCAGGCTGAAGAGCAATTTCTAAAGTACTTAGAAATATCTAAATGGAAGCCCGAAAGAGCTACCGCAATGAGGTATTTGTCTAGAGTAAGCGGGGAAAGATATCCCTGGCTATTAAAAGCGTGTGCAGAGTCTCCCGACAGGAGAGAGCCTTGGATTGAGTTAGCTGGATATTATTATGTAAATTCTAGGTGGATAGAGTGCCTGTCTGCCGTAGAGAGTGCTTTAGTTATTAAAGAGAAACCTTTAGAATATCTATGTGAGGCGGAAGCTTGGGGTTCACACCCATATGATATGGCAACAATAGCATCTTGGAATCTCGGAATGCATGAATTAGCGATAAAGTACTGTAAAGCGGCTCTTTTATTAGAGCCAGATAATGAAAGATTTTCTAATAATTTGAACATGATGTCAGACTCTCTACAGTAAGTATATTGCCCAAACTTATCTATTGTGTTATAGCACAATCTTGTTACTATTTAGTAGAGACCAAGTATAGCTATTCTATGAGGTAACCATGGCTTTAAATTTTCCTGACAATCCTTCGGTCAATGACACATATTCTGTAGATGGAGCATCTTGGATATGGAATGGAACCGCGTGGATAAGAGAAGTAACTATAGCTGATAGTATTAATAGTATCGGTGATGTTGTAATTGAAGATGTCGCAAGTGGCGACTTTCTTAGGCATAATGGATCTAATTGGATTAATGATCCAGTAGATTTGGCAACAGACACTGTTGGAAGCTATGTTCAGTCACTTGTTGCCGGTACGGGCATAACTCTTACCGACAATTCTGGCGAAAATGCCACCCCTACAGTTGCAATTGGTCAAGCTGTTGAAACAACCTCAGATGTTACTTTTAATACCGTTACCGCCGATATTACTGGCGATTTAAGTGGCAACGTAACCGGCAATGTTACTGGTAATGTTACCGGCAACGTTACTGGTGATCTTACTGGTGATGTTACTGGTGATGTAACTGGTAATGTAAGCGGGAATGCTGGTACTGCTACTACGCTTGCGAACTCTCGTACTATTCAAATATCTGGTGATGTTGCAGGTTCAGCTTCGTTTAATGGCTCAACAGATATAAACATAACTGCCACAATTCAGGCTGATAGCATTGAGCTTGGAACCAATACAACTGGTGATTATGTAGCCTCACTTGTTGCAGGCACCGGTATTAGTTTAACTAATAATTCTGGAGAAAACTCAACCCCTACTATAGCAGTTAACACTGGTGAAATAGCTACCAAAGCCTATGCTGACTCTATTGCAGCCGGTGTGCACTGGCACGAAGCCGTCAGGTATGCTTCAGCTGGTGCCCTGTCAAATAGCCCCTCATATGATAACGGTACTAGTGGCGTAGGTGCTACACTTTCTGCAACTACTAATGGTAGGTTATCTATAGATGGATCAAATGCTACTACGGGTGATAGGGTTCTGATTAAGAATCAGTCAACTGCGTCACAGAATGGTATATACGAAGTAACAGATCAGGGTTCGTCAACTACGACCTGGGAATTGACAAGGGCAACAGATGCTGATGGCTCACCTGAATCGATTAATACCGGCGATGCCGTTTTTGCTACTGCTGGAACATTAAATGGTAATCAGGGTTTTATTATAGTTTCTTATGGTTCTGGTACAAACAATGTGCATGTGCTAGGCACAGATAGTATTACATATACACAGTTTACTGGAACTAATACATTAACAGCTGGAGATAATCTATCGAAATCTGATAATACAATCAATTTAGATTCATCATTAACGGGTTTATCTTCCGTAACTTCGACATCATTTACTGGTGATCTGACAGGTGATGTAACTGGTGACGTTGCAGGTAATGTAACCGGTAATGTGACCGGTAATGTAACGGGAGATGTTTATTCGAGTAATGGATCACAAATATTAGATAGCGGAACAGATGGTACAGACGCTTCATTTACCGGTGATGTTACTGGTGACTTGAACGGTAACGTTACCGGTAATGTCACTGGTGATTTAACTGGAGATGTAACCGGAGACCTAACTGGTAATGTGACTGGTAATGTGACAGGTAATGTGACTGGTAATGTGACCGGTAATGTGATCGGAGATGTTTACGCATCTAACGGAACGTCACGAGTATTACATAGCGGAACAGATGGCACAAACGCTTCATTTACTGGTGGTGTTACTGGTGATTTGACCGGTAACGTTACGGGCAATGTAACTGGAAACGTAACTGGAAATGTTACAGGTGATGTTACCGGTGATGTAACCGGTGATGTTACGGGTAATTTAACCGGTAATGTTACTGGTAATTTAACTGGAGATGTTACAGGTGATGTAACGGGAAGTGTTAACGGTAATGTCGCTGGTGACTTAACTGGAGATGTAACCGGAGACCTAACTGGGAATGTGACCGGTAATGTGACCGGTAACCTAACCGGTAATGTTGATGGTGATCTAACAGGAGATGTTTACTCTCAGGATGCTACCCCAGTAAAAATAGTAGACTCATTAAACAAAACTTTTACCGGAGATGTCACTGGTGATATTACCGGTAATGTTACTGGTAACGTCACTGGTGACATCACCGGAGATGTCACGGGTAATCTTACAGGTAATGTTACGGGGAATCTAACTGGAGATGTTACTGGTGATGTTACTGGTGATGTTAGCGGTAACCTTATCGGAAATGTTACTGGTGACGTCACGGGTGATGTAACAGGTAATGTCACTGGCAATCTTACTGGCAACGTAACTGGAAATGTCACTGGAGATGTCACTGGAGATGTCACGGGTGATGTCACTGGTAACGCTGACACAGCATCAACTTGGGCCACTTCTAGGCAGATAGCGCTTACAGGTGATGTCACAGGCGACGTTTTAATAGATGGATCAGCAGATGTTTCGATTAGCACAACAATATCTGCCAACAGTGTTGCTTTGGGAACCGATACTACAGGGGATTATGTTCAGAACCTGGTAGCTGGAACAGGTATCGCAGTTTCCGTAGATACTGGAGAGGGTCAAACCCCAACAGTTTCCATAGGTCAAGCAGTTGAAACCACCTCAAATGTTACGTTTAATACCGTTACTGCTAACTTAACTGGGGATGTTACAGGAAATGCAAGCACCGCATCAACTTGGGCAACAGCAAGAACTATTACATTGGCCGGTGATTTAACTGGTTCTGTATCAGTAAATGGCTCAGCAGATGTAACACTAACGGCTACAGTTGCAGCAGACAGCGTTGCCCTGGGTACTGATACTACAGGAGACTATATTGAATCAATTACAGCTGGTACTGGTGTAACAGTTACTTCTGGCACCGGAGAAGGTGCAGCAACGACAGTTGCTATTGGTCAGTCTGTGGCAACTGGAGACAGTCCTACGTTTGCTGGTGGAACACTTGGTAATATTCAGGTCGGGGTCACTGGAGACAACGAAATTGATACATCTTCTGATGGTCTAACACTTGATTCTGCTAGCGGAGAGACCACTGTTGATGATAATCTTACCGTAACTGGGACTTTGGATGTAACTGGTGCAGCAGTGTTTAGTAGTACCATTCAAGCCGGTGGAGATATAGATGCCAATAGCAACAAGATTACTAATCTGTCTACTCCAACGCAGTCAACGGATGCCGCAACCAAGGGCTACGTTGATGCTGTCTCGGAAGGTTTACACGTTCACGAGCAGGTTCATGCGATAACAACAACATCTTTGGCCACTATTACTGGAGATACGGTAACTTATGACAATGGAACTGATGGAGTTGGTGCAACATTAACGCTTTCAACCGCTCTTGATTTATCTGGTGGTGACATTGACGGAGATACTGATCTCACAACTGATGATAGAGTTCTTATTGCAGGTGAGTCTACATCTGCACACAATGGTGTTTACGTTGTTACTTCAACAACAGTTTTGACGCGTGCAGATGATTTCGATACACCTACGGAAATGGCTGGTGGTGACTTTATATTTGTTACCCATGGGTCTTCTTACGCTGATACTGGATGGGTTTTGTCTGAGCCAGTAACAAGTGTTGGATCAAGTGATGTTACGTTTATTCAGTTCTCTGGTGCAGGAGCATTCACTGCTGGAACTGGATTAACTTTAACTGGTACAGAATTTTCAGTTAATGCAAGTCAAACTCAGATTACCGGAGTAGGAACTCTTACATCCGGCACATGGAACGCAACTGTAATAGACTCTGCTTATGGCGGCACAGGTGTGAACAATGCGGGTAGAACAATTACCCTTAACACTGGGAATGTAACATTTACGGCTGATGCCTCCGGATCTAGCATTACACTTCCAGCTTCAGGGACTGCAGCGACTGTCGCCGGTACTGAGACTTTGACTAATAAAACTTTGACTTCACCCGTAGTAAATACGCCAGAGTTAACTTTGTCGACAACAACTTCATCTACAGATGGAAGGATTGCTTGGGATACAACCGAGGACAAGATTGTTGTTGGTAATGGTACTGACGAAATAGAATTTAGTTCTTCACTAGTTAAGTTTAATCAGCAGACAGCTTCATATACTTTAGCATTATCTGATAAAGATAAGATGATTGAGATGAGCCACACGAGCACCAATACCTTAACCATACCACCTGAGTCGAGTGTAAACTTCCCAATTGGTACGCAAATTATGGTTCTTCAAACCAATGCTGGTCAAACTACTATAGCTGCTGGTTCTGGAGTTTCTGCTCATGCAACGCCAGGCTTGAAGTTAAGAGATCAGTATTCTATGGCCACGTTGATTAAGAGGGGTTCAGATACCTGGATAGTTACCGGCGACTTGTCGGCATAGCTAAAAAATGTTATAATTGTTTAGGTTTAAATTTAAGATAGGTGTAGAAAATGGCAGTTAAAGATTATGGTGGTAAGCAACCAATAATTAGTGATGTTTCTTTAGCAAACAGTGATGGTAATTTTGTAGTAACCGTAACCCTGGAGTATGCCGGTAGAGACGGGGAAGATGCAATCACTTATAAGGCTTCAAATGGTGTTGTCGAAAAGTCTTCAACAAGCAACGTAATTACTTTTACCTCTAGCGACATATCTGCAGGTACTACCCCCGCTATCACTGTTGTTGCTACTACTGATTCTGGCGTAGTCAGTGAAGCCTATACGCCTGTTTCATTATTATCTTTCATAACAACACCTGGAGCTCCTTCTTCACTTAGTGCATCAGTAGGCAACGGTCAGATTACAGTTTCTTGGTCGGCAGGCGATACCGGTGGAGACACAAATGCAAACACTGTTTACAGGGTAGAGTATTCTACAAATGGTTCTACTTGGACAAGTGCTGGAACAGTTGCTTTTGGAACAAACTCTAAGACTATAACATCTCTAACTAACGGCACCGCCTATTATTATCGTGTTAGAACTGAAAATAGTTTATATCAATCCTCTTATGTTCAGGGTGGATCCACTGCTACCCCACTTACTACTCCTTCTGCTCCTTCCATTTCTGCCTCAGCAACCACTACCGCAGATCCAGCTACGCTAACTGTTTCGTGGTCTCATGTTACCTCTTTAGGTGGAGACACCACTGCTAATAGAACTTACGACGTTCAATACTCTACAGATAATGCCACGTGGTTTAATCTTTCAACAGGTGTGACTGGAACCAGTGCTACACTTGGGTACGATGTCCCTGATGATACTAGTGCAAGTCAAGTGTATTACTTTAGAGTTAGAACAAATAACTCTGTTGGCAGTTCATCATACAGCTCTAGTGCTTCGGCCACAGCTTACGATGAGCCTGGTGCACCGGGTACTCCTTCTTTGTCAAGATTAAGTTCTGGATCTATATATATTTCTTGGACGAAAACAGGAAACTATGGCGGCGCAGCTGCAGGTAACATAGTTACTGACGTATATTATTCAACCGACAATGCAACTTGGCTTTATTCTACATCAACCATCGGCACATCTTCGTCCTTAAGTGGATTATCTTCTAATACTACATATTATGTAAGATTAAAAACGTTCAATAATAACACTAATACCGGTTCTAATTATTCAGCTTCAGCTAGTATTTTAGTTTTCGGAACTCCTTCAACACCAGCGAGTATTTCATATTCACATGAGGCTACTGGCGATGGTGGTGTAGATACTGTTGGGGAAACGATTACTGGTCAGGGTCATGTCATTGGAGATAGCACTAGCTATGGTAATAAGATTAATATTAGCTGGTCAGCTTCTGATGGTGCTGGTGACTCAAGCATTACCTATACATTGCAGGCAAATGTAAACAATTCTGGCTCATGGTCAACTGTAACTACTACTTCTAGCACGTCGTATACCCATAGTACCACACAAGGATCTATATACGAATATAGGGTTAGATCAAATAATGATGTGGCAAGCTCTGGTTGGAGAACAAGTACAACAGAGGTTCAGTCAGCTGGTGTACCGGGGGACATTAGTAATGTTACCTTAACTAACACCGCTACTGAAGGTCAGGTTACTGTTAGCTGGACTGGTGGAGGATTCGGTGGGTCTAGTTACGCGCCGAATAATTACAAAATATATGCATCTCCAACGCCACTAACTGGGAGTAGTGTTTTTACATTGAAGGCTATCATCCCCAATGCTGCTAATACTTGGAGTGGTACTATATCAGGTTTGGATAATAGAGAGTGGTTTATTTCTGTTAATCCTTGGAATGGGTATTACGAAAGGTCTGGTGATGGTACAACTATTACGCCATTCTTCCCGCCATATTTCCCACCGTTCTTCCCGCCTTACTTCCCACCGTTCTTCCCACCATTCTTCCCACCATATTTCCCACCATTCTTCCCGCCGTTTTTCCCGCCTTACTTCCCACCGTTCTTCCCGCCGTTCTTCCCGCCTTACTTCCCACCGTTCTTCCCACCGTTCTTCCCACCCTATTTCCCACCGTTCTTCCCACCGTTCTTCCCGCCTTACTTCCCACCTTATTTCCCGCCATTCTTCCCGCCATTCTTCCCACCATTCTTCCCGCCATTCTTCCCACCATCATTTAAGTGAGAAGTAAACCTACCCCGGATTGATAGTCCGGGGTAGGTTGTGGTATACTGTTTTTATGGAAGAAAAATCTTTAATTCAGCCTGGTCATTTTGGTGACTCTTTAGATAATATACTTATTATTGAAGACTTCGTGGAGCCGTCTGATCTCAAAATCCTTCAGGACTTCTTTCCAACTATAGATAAGTGGGAGAATCCTATGGAAGATGAGTTCAACGAAGATGGTACTTGCACCTACGACGCATCGTATTGGTGGGACAGAATGTGTTCTGGAAGAATAATAGGTGAATTAAATCCTGATATATATAATCTCATCGATTCATATATTGTCAAGATGCAAAGAGCGCTTGAAGATAAATTTAAAGTGAAGTTATATCAGAGACCGCCAGTTTTAATTAGATGGTTACCGGGTAACGAGCAGCAACCTCATGCTGATAAACAGTTGAATGATGGATCACCAAATCCATTTCCTACTTATGATATTAATTCCATAATATACTGGAATGAAGACTTTGAGGGTGGAGAATTCTATTACCCAGAGTTTGACATTGAGCTAAAGATAAAACCGGGTCTAGCTGTTGCTCATCCAGGTGATATTCACTACCTGCATGGTGTTAAGCCTGTGATTCAGGGTGAAAGATGGACTACACCCTCTTTTTATACCATCACGGAGCTTCTATGAGAAAAATTAAGATAAAAGATATATATATTATTGCTAGCTTATTTACTCATGAAGAATTAAAGACTGTACACGATTGTATAGGTGAAGCTGTCTGGAACAAAGATGAGCTTAGTGACAATCAGTTTTTCGAAGTGGGAGAACAAGGAGAGATTCTTGGGGAGGGAAGCAGTTGTTGTATGGCCTCCTTGATTCTAGAGGAAAAAAATAAAATAATAAAAGAAAATATAGAAAAAGATTTTAACTGCACAGTGGGTGAAGAGGGTATTGGTACTGTTGTTAGATATACTCCCGGATGGGTTCTCGAATATCATGCAGATTGCTGGTCTGATTTACCTACATACAGTGGGCTCCCAAGCAGAGATATAAGCTCTATACTTTATTTGACAGAGAATTTTGAGGGAGGTAGTTTAGTGTTCCCAGACTTGGATATTGAAATACAGCCATTGGCTGGTTCAGCAATATACTTTCCCTCAGATGAAGACCACATGCATACCGTTATTGAGGTAGAATCTGGAGATAGATCAGCATGTACTGGATTTTGGCACATACTAAATAAGGAGACAAAGTGAAAAAAGAATACCTAGGAGATCCCAAAATGGGGATAGTAGTATATAATGATTCTGTATCACCAGAAGTTAATGTTCCAATTAGATTGGAGACAGCTCTTCGTGATAGTACTCATGACTATTTTAAGTGGCATGATTCTCTTGTTGGCGAAGGCGTAAAGATGCCAGACTATAGGGACTGTGTCGATTTTAAGATGGATGATAAGTATATATCTGGTACTCCAGAAGAGTTTTCTGATATTATTGATGTTTATACATCGGTAGCCGGAGCACAAAAGGAATGCTTAAAAGATTACTGCTCGGCATATGGTATAACAATGAACTATATGGAGGCTATTAACTTTGTCAGATACGGCGTAAACGAGCACTTCAGTACCCATACTGATCATGGGTTCTCCTACATATGCACAGTGTCTTGTGTTACATATCTGAACGATGACTACGAAGGTGGAGAGTTGTATTTTCCTTACCTGGACTTAACATACTATCCTAAAGCTGGAGACAGCGTTTTTTTCCCGTCAACCTTTTTGTTTGCCCACGCTTCAAAACCAGTTACTTCAGGTATAAAGTATAGTGCTGTAACAATGTTTGATTATAATGATGACGCTCATCAGCATGGTGGATTCTCCAGAGATTTTGGTCAGTCGTATTCGCAGCCAGAGAAACCTTCTTTTAATGCTGACGAAGTGCCGGTGGTAAAGTCTGGTGGGTCAGCGACCCTTAAGAAGGGTAATGAGCCGATCAACATGGATGAGGTTAGACTTAGGGAGATAATACTAGAAGAGATCCAAAAGTATGCGATGGAAAGCTATAGGCAGTGGCAAACCCATGGTGGGGACATGGCTAATATGGGTCAATATCAACAATATGTGGCAGGCGCTAAATAATGTCAAAGCTTACCTTAATAAGAACACATCAGATCTCGCCTGAAATAAAGCAGTCGAGACTGAAAAGAGACTGGATGGATGACACCTATAACAAACATGCTTATAGATGTCTTCCACTCAGTGCTGCAAATGTAAATGGTTGGGAAGCCATTTTGCAGCAGGACATTGTTGTCACTTGGGAAGGTGGCAACAGTGTCCCTAAAATCGTTGAAGGTGATGTCTACCGTGGTAGAACTATTGCGAATTGCAATAAGATAGGTATGATCGATTTTCATATTGGATGGGCTTTTAAGACAGAGCCTGGATATCATACATGGATTAGTGGTTCACCAAACTATTTTATTGATGGCGCTGTACCACTTACGGCTAGCATCCCCTCTGATTGGTGGCCAGATGAGGTTCAAGCTGGTTGGAAGATAACTAAGGTTAATGAGCCAGTGGTATTTCCTGCAGGGATGCCGTTCATATTCTTTTCAGTATACCCCTCTAACTTGATGCCAGAAATGGAAGTTGAGGTTGAATACCTTTGGGATAAACCAGATCTTATGGATGAAAGAATGTCCTACAGCGAGGCCAAGATGAAAAAGCTTCGTGATGAGCCCTGGACGTGGATGAACGGAATACGCACAGGATTAAATGAAAAAGGTGAAAGAATAGGTCCTAGACATGATGGTCTACCCGACCTGCAAGAACCAGAAATGAAAGAGGTTGAATACAATGGATAGCATCCCATCTAAGATGAAAGTAGTTACGCCGCTTGGTGATGAAGAGTTTTCTATTGAGAAGAAAAGTGATACTGAGTTAACCTTATCTATATTTAAAGGTTCTGCAGATTTAAATATAGTTTTTAATGATGAAAAGGGCTTGTTGGCAGAAGGGGATCTGACCGTTCCTTTTGATTGTAGGTTAATCTTTTCCCTAGGTAGCGATAGCAGTGTAATAAAGGTGGAAGATCCACTTTTGGAACAGGTATATATTGAAGCAAAGTGTGAGGTAATATAATGTCTATTTACGATGTGCCAGTTAAGTCAATAGATGGCGAAGATAATTTTATGGAGCAATTCAAGGGTAAAGTTACTCTTATAGTTAATACAGTTTCTAAGTATAACTACACACCACAGTGCTCCACCTTCTGGTCATACGCAAGATCTGTTAGGCATTTCTGGCAGCTGCAAAAGCTACAAGAAGAGTTTGAGAATAGAGGGTTTAGCGTAGTTGCATTTCCCTGTAATCAGTTTGTTCAGGGTCTAATGGAAACTGGTACAAATGAGGAGATAAGTTCCTTCATGAAAGAAACATATCCTTTCGTTACTTTTCCTATAGCTGAAAAGGTTGATGTTAATGGGCCAGATGAATGTGAAGTTTATTCCCTATTGAAGGGTAAAGCTCTAAGAAACAAGTCTGACAACATGGCCGACAACTCTCAGGAAGCGCAAGATGGATGGAATCAGGAAGGTGCAGCCCTGGCTAGAATACCTCATGCCTGGGAGATGTTTGTTGTCGGTAGATCAGGAACTATGATTGGAAGATTTAATTGGCAATCAATGCCACTCGATACAGTGCCTCTTACAACCGGTGAAAGCTGGACAGTTAGAGAGTGCATAAATGAGATATTGGGCTAATTAAGTTACTAGTATACATGGAGGTAATCATGTCAACGTTAGCCACAAAACTTCTAACCAGTAAGATAGATGTTCTTAAAAATAAAATATTAGATTCATGCGCTTTAAAAGGCATAGATCCAGCTTGGTTTATTGCTCCAGAAGGATCAGAAACACCTCTGCTGTATCCAATGATTACATCTTCTTTGTTTATGACTCGTGGAAGTGATACCATTAATCCGGTAAAAGATGGGGATAGATTTAAAAAAGAGGTAAGATTTTTTAAGTCTAGCCCTGTAGGTGTTGAGAGTAATCTTTGGACACTGCAGAACAATAGAGATTTTATGTCATGCGATGTAGATGAAGGCTTCTATCAGAATATGATCTCTGAAGTTTATAGGGTTGATGGTCTTGATTCTTATACTCCTGGTGATTATTTTGTTGACAATAATCTTGATCACACTTCTGGAAAAGATGTAGAAGAAAATATACTAGCAGTTATAACTGAGCATGAATCTTATCTTGATGTACGTGGAATAGGTTCATTAATTTATACAAATATAAGTAGACCCTTTATGGACTTTGATTCTAGACATTATTATGAAACCATGATTACATCTTCTCCATATTGTGTAAACCCGACTATGCATGAGTTATTTAAAACTCTCCTTGAGTGGCAATGGGCTTACAATGAGCATGGTTATGATGAGTATATGGCTGTTATGGCTAATGATTTTTTAAATGCGCTAGGCTTAAATTATTTAAACGAATCAACCGATGAGGTAGTTGGTGCGTTGATGTCTTTACCGGATCAATCTTTAGCTCAGCAGATTAAAACTGGCGATTGTCAGATAAATGTAGAAGAGCCAGAGTGTCCCGCAGAATTCACTGCTTGGTGCAAGGGTATAATGGAATTAATCACATTTGCCCATGATTACAAGGCTGTATTATCTAGATTATAATTATAAAGGAGTTTTAATGGCTATTTCAGATAAATCTAGACAGAAGAGTATTGATCTATTAGAGGTATCAATTTCTTCATTGCGTATGGCGCTAGGTGTAAGCGCCGAAGAACTTGGTTCCGATTACGAGATACCGGTTACGGAAGATCATTTAGACTACAAGGCTTATGTTTCTTTAGTCTCTATGTACAATAATCTGCAATCTTTATTGGTTTGATATAATGGAAAAGATACTTAAGACAAACTACACATTAGAGTCTATGGCTAGAGCAAGTGGGGCGAGTGAAGAGTTGTACGGTCAGTCAGAAAACTCTATGGATCCAATAGATAAAAACGAACTACAAAACAGAACTATAAGATTTAATCCAAGCAATTTAGCCTGGGTAACTGATGACTCAAGCTTCTTTAACTGTGTAAGATTTGATTCTGGGGAAGTTATAGATGACAAAGAAACTATAGATGATAGGAGATTCCTGTGACATTAAGATCCTACGATCCCGCAAGTCCCACTAACACCTATAACGCTGATGCAGAAATTTCCTATTGTGAAGATAAAATATACGAAATACTTGCCTACATAGGTATGTCAGATGTAGATATTTCAGAGCTTACCATAGATGAAATAGTCGCAGGCGTAAGAGGTACCATACCTTTTACTAGGTTAGATATGGATAATGGTGTCTACACTATTACTGCTGGGGGCACAGAACTTAATGCCTTGAATATTAGGTTGGTCTCCAGTGCAAGAAGGCATTGGTATAGGTACAATGTAGCTAAGGCGGTTAGAGATAATGCGTGAAGTATTAAATAATAAATTCTTAATGATGGCTGCTGTCACTAATCAGCTAAAGAAAAACTCTTCTTCCTCTTTGGACTATGACCCTTGGGAGGTTATACAAGACGTCGCAAGATCTGTTTCAGAATTTGTAGCTTCATCAAATATTGATAGAAGAGTTATAGCAACAGGTGCGGAGCCAAGAATAAATCTATGGGATATATTTTCTCCAAATGTAGATGGATGGAAAGATCATATGGAGTTAGCTATGGGCATATACGCAGAAATGGTAATAGATATGCTTAATCCATCTGAGGTCCTAATTTGTGAAGCCGATGCCTACTTCAAGGTTTCAGCGCTTCTTGCTGATAGGGGCGCTAATATAACATTCATAAACAATGAAGCGCTATACTACTATGAGAGTTTTGTCAGAGATGCTAGTTCGCACACACCCACATACCCATATAGCACTGTCGACTCCAGCGACATATTGGATCAAAGCTTTTCTGGGACATATGATATGGTAATAGTTCCAACTTATTTTATAGTTAATGACGATGAATTGCTAAATGCCTACATAGATAGATTAAACCCGGGTGGAGTTCTGTATGTTGCCTACGCTAATGAGTCAGGTAGATTATATACCGATGACTTTTATGTGGAGCCAATAGTTGAAATTTTTGAAACCATTTTAGGAAGAAATGACATAACAACCTACCACATGCCTAATGGTATTGGGTATCAAATCTGCATAAAGAAATAGATAGCTACTTTTCTGTGTGGTATAATGTTTAATGTAGAAAGAGGTTATAATGTCTAATGATGTTTTAGAGGATCAGACTTTTGATCCAGCCAGTGAAAATGAAGTCGGTAAAAGATACGTTGCTAATACAGCTTTTCCTGACACACCAAAATTAACCGATGAAGATATTAAGGAAATATCAGGCTACAAAGTTGATGTAATTGGTCCGGGTATTCTAGTGTTTAAAGATGTTCTTAAGTTCGATAGAGAACCAGTTTTTGATTATTTAGACCACATGGCTTCTATATCTCATCATCATAGGTGGGAATATATTGAGGCTGAAGATGGTGAAACCTATGGTATCAATGAAGATGGGTTTAGGTATAGACCAGAAGATATTCCTGCAACTCCGGTAAGAATTCTTCATCCTATTCATGATGAAACCCCAGACGTTGTTCGTGACTTCTTTTACAATATGGAAGATACGATTTACAAGTGCCTGATTAAATACACTGATTATTATCCTTTAATAGTCGGCTGCTTGTGGTGGAGAAATCGTGGCCATATATTAAGATACGAGGGTGATGGTGTCCTTGGAGCACACTGCGATAATGATACAAACTATAAAGTGACCGAAGGCGTTCGATACATGCCAAGAGGCCAAATGGCTGCTAGACAAACATGTGGTGCGTTAGTTTACCTCAATGATTGTGTAGACACAGAAGAAGAGATGGATGGTAGAAATACTTTTATGGGTGGTCATCTTAGATTTTTCCACCTAGATGTTGAATACAAGCCACAAAAAGGTGATATAGTATTTTTTCCAACTAATTATATGGCTTCACATGAGGTTGACAGAATGACCGGAGGTGTTCGTTATAGTTATCTATCTTTCTTCGGTCAGGGCTCCGGTCACGCAGAAGCAAATATCCAGATAGTCGAACCACAAGATTCGATACAGTGGTGCCCAGCTATGTGGATGAATACAATATATGATGATTATGAGAGATATTGTAAATCGGAATACTCTAGGTTTACTACGGGAGAGGAAACTTACATAGGTCTTAACCCGGTTTATCAAGGCAGATGCGTAGCTCAGTACGGAGAAACACACGAAGCGGAGTCTTTGGACACAGGTGATTCAGCAAACTGTGGAACTGATCCAGTAGCTATAGATCAGGGGTAATCATGTTACCCATAGGCGCAGAGCTACTGGGTTCTGGTATAGTTTTATTTAAAAATAAAATCAATGTACCTGATGGACTAGCAGATTTTCTTTTGTCTCTAAAAAAAGAGGCGAGAAAAAAACACTATTCGTACGTTTATGATGACGAAGGTCATGTTCTCTATGCTACAAATAAAAGCGGTCATAGGTTTAAGCTTGAGGATATAGATAAAAATTGTAGTAGAATCACAGATTTCTACTCATCTTGCACTGAAGATTGGCAGACTTCTTTCTTTAGGGAATGTGAACTAGCAATATATCAATCTATGATCGAGTATGCATCAATATATCCTATGGTTCTTCCATGTTTATGGTGGAAAACTCACGGTCATGTTTTAGCTTATGGGCCCGGCTCAGACTTAGGGCTTCATTGCGATAATGATATCAACTTTTCTCCTGGATTTGAACCAGATTTTCAACTTGGTATTAGGCATGTGTTAGCCGCTATTACATATTTTAATTCTTCAAAAAATACAATTGAAGGAAACAACTTTGTTGGTGGAGAGATACACTTCCCCTACGCTGGAGTAACATATGTTCCAAGTAAGGGTGATATCCTTATGTTTCCAGCAAATTATATGTGCACTCATCAAGTAGCTGGTGTTTCTCTAGGCAATAGGTATGCTTTTCTAGAATACTTTGGTCAGGGGTCATCTGATCCAGATAGGGGTGTGAATGTTTCCGAACCTAGTCCAGGTAAAACTAGTGGTCAAACCTGGATGCCAAACCTATTTAGCGACTATAAGAATTATGTGATAGAATACTATGGAGAAAATTATGATGAACATAAACTTCTCCCTGTAAATAGAATTTTTCATAGTTCCAATACAAAAGAAGAGGTAAGCAGTTGATTTTCAATGATGTAGATGCGGAGCATCTTGGTGGAGGTGTAGTCATATTTAGGGGGGCTGTAAGCTATGATTATGACTGGACCTACGAGATATTCTGTAGGGCTCTTGATGAAGAGCACGCCGATATGTATAAGTTAACTATTGATCCCGAGACTGGTGAGGAAGCTTACATAAATAAGAGTGGCTACCTGTTTAGTAAGCAGTCAGTTGACGCAATGCCCAGAAGAGCATCTATGATGCATCAAGATGGTAGGGAGGAAGTTCATACATTATTTGATTTTTTAGAGCAGTCTAAAGATAGATACTTACTTAAATATTTTGAACTATTTCCCCTAGCATACAACTGTGTATGGTGGAAGGTCAAGGGTCATGTTGTATCGTACAAGGATGGCGTTTACCTGGGTTCGCATTCTGATATAAGTGCAGAGTATATTTACGGAGTCCACCAAACATCTAATGAGTTAGCTTTACGCAATGTGATATCTTGCATAGTATATGTAAATGATTCTGTTGATTCAGAAGATGAATTAAGCGAGAATAACTTTACCGAAGGTCATCATTACTTCAACTATTTAAATATAGACTATAAACCGCAGGCCGGAGATATTATGATGTTTCCTTCAAATTATATGGCTGCACACGAGGTTAAGCCAGTAGGGAAAGGGCATAGGGTCAGTTACTTGGGGTGGTATAGTCAAGGTACACCTAATTCAGATGTGTATGAAGCTGTATGTGACCCAGTTAAAGAGCCAGAGTTGGGTAGAATTAGTACCAATGTTTACCTACCTACTTTGAGAGAAGATTACAGATCTTACCTGCAAGAAAAGGGCTATGACACAAGTTCAGATCAATATAAGGTAACAAATTTAAATACGTAAAGGAATATTGTGAAATCAGAACACTTAGGAATGGGAATCGTCGCATGCGAAGACGTTATAAAAATAGACAACAACCTACTTATGGAGTATACATCTTGGCTTAAGAAAAATGAGGAAGATAGTTTTACTTACTATGAAGAAGACGGTATCAAATATGCCAAGAATAAGACTGGATTCAAGTTTAAGGTAGACGATGTTCAGTTAGCACCTCAAAGATTTTTAGATCTAAAAGGTGAGCAAGTAGGCCGTGAACCTAAACCTGAATGGGTGGAGTTTGTTCAGCAATGCGAAGACGCAATTTATGATGCCCTGGTTGAGTACTGCGCTTATTTCCCCGACGCTGCTACGACTGCCTGGTGGAGACCCAGAGGCCATATTGCTGGCTACGAGGATGGTCAACATATAGGTCCGCATTGTGATGATCAGGTACCATGGGATTGGGGCACTCGTCCACAAAATCAAGTTTCCATGCACAATAGTACTAGTGTCAATTTGTATCTGAATAACTGTGGCGAAGATTACCAGGGTGGAGAAATGCACTTCCCCAATATAGGAACAGTCTATGCGCCTAAGGCTGGAACTGTTTTAATATATCCTTCTAACTATATTGGAAGACATGAAGTGTTCCCCGTGACTGAAGGGGCCCGATATGCATTTTTAACTATGGCATGTTATGGTGTCGATTTCTCTAACGATCAGGAATATATAGGATCAGACAATCCGTATAAGATCTGGATGCCAGACCTAATATCTGACTCTCAGAAAGTTGGTCTTAAAGAGTTATGATAGTTTTAGATGAATTAAAAGATGATGACATACCTCATAAGATAGATTATCTTAGGAACTTATTTATCGAGGAAAAAATAATTGGCTTCAACAAATTTAGTGTATTTAATGAAGTTGGATTAAATACCTTAATAATGCACATGGCAGATTGCGAAGCAAATCAGGTTGTCGTCAGTCCAAATAATCAGCACAATGGACAAGAGAGGATTGCTCCTGAAGGTTACGAAAACGAACATAAAGATTTTATTTGGTATAACATTCACTCCGATATCGCTGAAGTAGCTAACCCTAACCTGGCAGTATGTCGATTGATAGGCATGGTCATGGACGTCTTCACGTGTTCAGGTGAGTATGGTAAAACTTTTTTCTTAGACAGAGAAAAAATGTTACAGCAAACTCCAGATCATATAAGGGAATGGATGAAGCAAATACATGTCGTAGGCTTAATCGGTGAAAAAGATACTGGTGGAGTTAACGGTATAGACTGGGGTGGAAAAAGATGGCCCCTAAGAAACATGCCAGGAATAATAAGTCACCCAGTTACCGGAATAGATAACTTTGCTTTCACTAGCTATAAACACAAGGTTATTGCTGAAGATATGTCCTTGGAGTCAGAGTATGAAGAGTTTATCGATGACTACTTTCATGACAATTCAAATTGGATCACCTGGGAATGGCAAGAAGGTAAAGCTATCATATGGGATAATACAAACTTATTGCACACATATTCTTCCGGGTGGAAAGATGGCGAAAGAGTCTTTACTAGGCTTCAGGGCGGATTCACAGTGCCCCACCACAAATGGGGTAACCTTTAAATATATGGAGTTGATACCGTTACATAATCCTAGGAAAGATTTTCAATCCGTAGAAGATAAGATAAAGATTAACATATTTAATATTATAGATTCAGGATTATATTTAAATTCTAAATATGTATATCAATTTGAATCTATGTTTTCTGATTATATTGGAACTAAATACTGTTGCGGGTTAGCAAATGGAACAGATGCCATTCAAATATGTCTAGCTGCATGTGGCGTTACTGCTGGCGATGAAGTTATGACCGTAGCAAACGCTGGGGGGTATTCAAGTTTAGCTATATCCAGGCTGGGAGCAACTCCTATTTATATAGATGTTGATGAACACTGCCTTATCGAACCCGAGATGATTAATTTAAGTTTAACAGATAAAACTAAAGCTATTATCATAACTCACTTATATGGTCAATGTGTTGACGTGGAAGCAATTAGGAAAAATCTTCCAGGTAATATCATGATAATAGAAGACTGTGCACAAGCTCACGGTTCAGAAATTAACGGAGTAAGGGCTGGCTCTATGGGGGACTGCTCAGCCTTCAGTTTTTATCCAACAAAAAATCTTGGATCAAATGGTGACGCAGGGGCAGTTTGCACTTCGGATTATGGAATAGCCGAAAAAGTAAGAATCCTAAGACAGTATGGATGGGTTAATAGATTTGTTGCTTCTACCAAAGATGGAATAAACTCAAGAATGGATGAGTTTCAGGCCGCATGTTTAGTAGAAAAATTGCAGTTACTAGATAACAATAATACTAAAAGAAAAATACTAAATGAGATTTATCAAAATTCTTTACCCAACTTACCCTGGGTTGGCAACATCGCCACTAGTATATTTCATTTAAGTGTTTTAAGAGTCAAAAATAGAATAGACTTTTGTCATTACATGAGTGAGGCGGGTGTCAGTACAGCTATCCATTACCCTACTCCAGATTATTTGCAGCCAGCTTGGTATAATGATAAAATACATCTAAAGAATACCAGCGCCTGCTGCGAGGAAGTGGTTAGTATACCTGGATATCCTTCTCTTGAAACTTATCAGGTAAAAAGAATTGTTACAGCCTTAAAGGAATATAGTACAACATGCGCATAGTTCAGATAGATACATCTTATGATGAGTTAGAGTCAAATATAGATTATTATATAGATTTATTTAAACAAAACAAAGTTTTACAGTTCAAGAAAATAAACATTACAGAAGATCAGCACAGGCTAATATCTCAACAGTTCCATTCCAGACTGGGATATTTTCCGGCACCAGAGCACAACAAGATATTAGATTTCTCTTATGATGAAGATCATTCTCACGTTACCTCTAAAAAAATAAATGAACCTAATATACTTTTAATAGATTGGCACCTAGAACATATTCAGTCTAGTACTCCTCCTGTGATTGGAAGCTGGAACATGCATAGCTTTTCATGCGAAACCACTAGTGGTAGAACAATTTTTATAGATAGTGCCGACATTCTTAATCTACTATCAGCGGATCAATTAAATTTTTTAAAGAAATGTGAAGTTAAAGTAAAATCTAGTGATCCAGATGAAAAGGGAAATTCCTTTTCAAGCGAAATCAGATCTGCTATAGCAGAACATCCGGTAACAGGCGACATGTGCTTAAGGCTTAGCCCAAGAGGGGGTGACTGTCTTCATTCCGTTGATGGCAAAAAGCCGACCGCAAAGGAAGAAAGATTCTTTGATGATATTCCAGGTGTGTCAGATGCCGTGCAGGACGACTACCCTGAAGTGATTCACTACCTATCATGGAGTCAAGGTGATTTAGTCTTTGTTGATACGTTCTGCTGCTACCATGCTGTCTTAGGTGGTTTTTCTTCCGAAGACAGAAAGTTTACTGGAAGATGGGGGTTCAAACACGATGAGTATACATTTAGCATAATGAGTGAGGCATGATGATAGTTATAGATAATTTTATCAAAGATGCTAATCTAATCAATTCAATTAAAAATGATAAAACCTTTTTTCCTGAGACAATGGGTGATGTTTATAATATAGGTGAAACTAATAACCATTTCCACGATGAAGCCGCCGACTGCTACGCCCCATATATGTTTTGGGATGGTTGGTGGAATTCTGAGGCCGATACTTTACGTAAGAAAGTTGTCCAAGAAATATGGGGTAATGAATCTTTTCTTCCTTTCCCACTTTCGGAAATATGTGGATTTGAATACTGGACTAGAACTTTTATGCAAGGGCAGTATCTAAGGATCCATGTAGACGAAGATACTTTTGCGTACCAGAAGGAGCGACGCTTCAATGCTCCAGCATATGGTTGTGTTTGGTATGGCTTTGAAGAAAGTGTAGATCCTGGCTTTCTAGAACTTCATGAGGGATGGATAGAGGGAAGTCCAGAAGACGCTCTGGAGAGAGAGAATGTTGATAGACTAACATCTCCGCCAGAAAAAAGAGAAAGATTGGCCTATGTCCCTAACAGGTTGATATGCTTTGATGCCGGTAGAAGGTTGCATGAAACTACTGTAACCAATTCTGGCATTAGGCAAGTAATGGTTGTCAATGTGTGGCATAAGGATAGTCCACCTTCTGCTCTTTCAACTGGGGATTTTTATTATGAATAAGATTAATCAAATCCCATTAATAGATCTTTGCATTTGGACCGATAAGCTTGATGAGGTTGATCCAGAAATTATATCTAATGATATTAAAAAGTATTCTAAAACAATAGACCAAGACTGCCCAGATTACGGTGTGGTTTCAAGGGGTTTTGTTCAGTTTGAAGATCTGGTTATGCCCGTAACTCCTGAAATTTCAAAACTTGAATCAACTGTGGCAGACAGGCTTAAATTTTTATTCGGAAAAGAATATCAATTAAATGATACGTGGGCTGTTGATCTGGTTAAAAATCAAAGTGTAATATCACATACTCATCACTCAAATCTCCATTTAGATCCGTCTGAGTATTACAGTGTAACATATTATCCACAGGTTCCAGAAGGTTCAGCGGAACTGGTCTTCACCTATAATTATTGTGGTATAATAAATGGAGTAAAGAGTATCAAACCAGAGGTTGGTACACTGGTTATCTTTAATTCTTTTATACAGCATATGACTTCCAGAAACCAGTCAGAAGAATCTCGTTTAGTGGTTAGTATGAATTGGGGTCCAGTAACTCCGAACAAATCTCCCAACGCTGATTGGTCTGTGTATTGGGATAGGCCAATTATTACCCAGGAAGTCTAGCAGTGCAGAAAGATAGTATATTTATTCCCTTGAATGGATTCGATGAAAAAGAGATATTTACGACAGTAGAATCAGCTATCGAGAACGCGGATGATCCGGATAGATTATTTTTTGGGATATATGAACAAAGAACAGATAATAAATTTACAGATTTTAGCAAGTTTGATAACGTAAAACACGTTAAGGTGTTAACAGAAGACTTGTTGGGTACCGGACTAGCAAGAATCAACGCCTACTATCTAAACAATGGTGAAGAATATTGCCTTGCTGTCGATGCTCATACTATCTTCGATGAGGGCTGGGATACATATATTGTCGAGTACTTTAAGAAACTGCTTGGATATGCAGATAAGCCTATTATAAGTTATAGGATACCTAATTTTAGTAGAGGTAAAAATAATGAAATTATTAAAGATAATTATTCTTTTGCAAGATCAACATTAGGCTTAGGGTTGCAATTTAATACTAGCTATGATGACATTCTGTATCGTAGTATCATTATTAATGATGTTATGTATGAGGATTCTATAGTTTATGATAACTATGACTATATCAATAAAGTTCATACCACTGTAGATAGAAGGGTTTCTGGAGTTGTGGAGCACCATATAATTTCTGGTAACTTTTTGTTTGCAAAGACATCTTTTTTATCTGAGTGTGTATGGGATCCTGAAATATTCTTTTATGGAGAAGAAGAGGCCATTTCTTTAAGGGCTGTATCTAGGGGCTATAGAATTTTTGTTCCTGATTTAAATTACTTTTATCATAAAGGTAAAGAGTTCGATGAAAATGGATTTAATTATGAAGATGGCGATATTTCTTGGCGTCGTTTAACTGATAGAAGAAGAGAAAAGTTTTTCTATAATGAAATAAAAACGGACGATCCGATGAATAGGTCTTCTTCTAGACTACATAGGATCCTTACCGGAAAAGAGATAGGATATTGGGGTGCACCAGATGAAGAAAGTTTTAAGGATTTTCAGAATAAAGTTGGGATAAAGCTAAAAGATGTGCTAGTAGATATAGATGATGAGTTTTAGTATGTGGAATTTTTTTAAAAGAAAATCAATTCAAAATTTAAATATCAAAATTTCTGATATACCTCAGATAGTTGGAATAATAAAGGATCCATCTGATAATGGTCAAATTACAGAGTATTTGTGGGACGTTAATTACTTAAGAGCGGGAGATACCCCCTTCTATGCTGATGGCTCACATTGGCATCCTCCCGTTGAGGATATGTTTTATAGAGTTAACAATTTGGGTATACCCGGAGAAGATTTCGTAGAGGGAGCCCCTGCCTTAGCACTTGGTTGCTCTGTAACTGCTGGGTGCGGGCTTTGGCATAAATGGACATGGCCTTACATATTATCTAAAGAACTTGGTTACCCAATCAATGTCTTAGCTAATCCAGGAAAGGGTATTGCGTACTGCCTAGACAGTTTTTATAAATATATAGATTTATATGGTAAGCCAGAAAAAGTGTTCTTACTTTCTCCAGATATTTTTAGATTAAAAGTTATGGAAATTGATCCTATCTCTAAAGATAACTACGTTTTTAACACAAAGTCTTTTAGTTGGTTTACAGATTTTAAAGACTATTCCACTAACATGAATCTTGGTCCACACACCTACAGAGGTCTGTATGGTAAAAGATATAGTTACCCGATTGAATCAGGTATACTGCAGAATATATCTGAACTATGCAGAATTGAGTCACTATGTCGTAACATGGGTATAGAACTTAAAGTATCTTCATGGGACATGATTACCAACGAGGTTCTTAAATTGTGTATTTCGGATGAAGCTTTGTGTAATGATATTTATAAGAGTGAATCAGAAGTGGTAAAAACTATCGAGGATTTTGACTCTCTCGATGAGCTAGACTCATATATGAATACAGTTCATTGGTTTGTGGATAAGATTGACAATGAAAATTGCCACCTACATCACCCCATGTCTGGTCACAACTACTGGTCTATAGCAGCTGATAAATCACATCCCGGTATACATGCACAATTACATTACGCTGAAAGATTTCTAAAAAGACCTATTTCTGAAAGAGTTTTAAGTATAATATCTGAACCACTCCCAGATGTTAAAGTCGTTCGCAAACCTAGTAATGAAAGAGGTAAATAACTGTGAATATTTCTTATAATCTAATTAAATTTAGAATTAAAAAAAGTTTTAAAAAAATAATGTTTCTCATAACAAAAAATAAAAAGTATAAAGAACCAAATAGGTTTATATACTAAAAGATTTAATGATTGGATGCCCGTATGATACTGGGGATAAACGACTGTAGCCACGACGCCGCTATTGCTTTGATACATGACTCTGATATACTTTTTGCTGGTCATTCCGAAAGGTACTCTAGAGTTAAAAATGACTGGCAGATAAGCAATGGCTTGATCAACGATGCTCTTACGTATGGTACTCCAGATTTTATAGCTTACTATGAAAACAGAATTAGCAAAAGAATTAGAAGACTTATATATGGTGGAATAAATGGTGAATATAATAAATTATATAAAAAAAATATTGATTCACTAAAAGGTATAAGGGAGTATCAATCAGATCATCACCTTTCTCATGCGTGCGCCGGGTACTATACAAGCCCCTTTAATGAAGCAACAGTGGTCGTCATAGACGCTATAGGGGAATTTGAAACTGCTACCATTTGGTACGCTAATGGTTTTAGTATAGAAAAAAAATACTCTATAAATTATCCCGCTAGTTTTGGACTGTTTTATAGTGCGTACACTCAACTCCTTGGACTTGTTCCTGGAACAGAGGAATATATTCTTATGGGAATGGCTGGGTTTGGCAGTCCTGGGAGATATTTTTCATACATAAACGATAGTTTCCCATCTTTTGATAGTCAATCTCAAAACTTTCACATTGGAGTTAATAATTTCCCGTTTAAAATAAGGTCAGATCAAGATAAGTTTGATATAGCAGCCGCTGTTCAGGTGGTATTTGAGAATAGGTTAATAGAATTTATGTCGTTTGCTAGAAATTTAACAGGCTGCAAGAACCTTGTTTATATGGGTGGCTGCGCACTCAACTGCTCAGCCAATGCAAAATTAATTCAACACTGGAACGATATATGGATTATGCCAAACCCAGGTGATGCTGGTTCAAGCCTGGGTGCAGCTCTGCTCTATGATCAAAAGCATGTTAACTGGAATGGTCCTTATCTTGGGCATAACATTCCTGGAGAGTATCCAGTTGAAAAAATATTAGCAGAGCTTAAATCTAAGTCAGTCGTAGCTGTAGCTTCAGGTAGGGCAGAGTTTGGCCCTAGGGCATTGGGTAATAGAAGCATACTTGCTGATCCGAGAGATCCAGGCATAAAGGATAAGGTGAACACGGTAAAGAAGAGGGAAATGTTTAGACCTTTTGCACCCGTAGTTACCGAAGATGCTTTTAGTGATTGGTTTGATCTTGATAAACCTTCTCCATACATGCAATATGCAGTCAGGTGTAAAAGACCTGAAGAAATACCGTCTGTTGTACATGTTGACGGGACATCTAGGGTTCAAACAGTTAACGAACAACAGCATCCCGGGCTGTATCACACTTTAAAAGAATGGGAAAATCATACCGGAATACCCATATTATTGAATACCAGTTTAAACATAAAAGGTGAACCACTTATAAATTCTGAAAAAGATGTAATAAGATGGAAAAAAGTTAATCCACACGTAAGAATAGTCTAAGAGTAGTAATGAGAAGTATAAACATAGATAATATTTTAATAGAGGCAAGGGTTCTGGCAGTGGATCATGAATCCGAGTCAGTAGATTTTTTCTTTAAACAATACGGTAATATTGATAAAGTGGTATACGGTGATTTTCCCTACCAAAAAAATTCCCTTAATATAGTAGGAGAAGATATAGCATGCGATGCTGAAGTTGTTGCGCTTGGCTGTTCAGTTACTGCTTCTGTCGGAATTCCCCATCAGTTAACTTGGCCTTATATGCTTCAGCAAATTACTGGCAATAAAGTTAATGTTGTTGCACAACCGGGCCTTAATATTATTTCTATACTAGAGCTATTGGTGGGCTATCTTTCTTGTAAAGATTTAGCAACACCGAAACAGGTCTATATCCTCATGCCAGATATTTTTAGGACGCAGATTACCGATCTGAAAACAATGCATACGAAACATTTAGAGTTCAATCCTAAAGCGGGTTTTACTATAAATAATAAGCGTATAGCTTGGTTAAATGATACATATTTAAAGAAATATTTTCCATCGGTTGAATACAAGCTTCATGACACTATAAAAACTTTAGAACTATGTTTAGCCATCTGTAAGAGTCTGGGAGTAGAGGTGACAGTATCATCATGGGATTTGTACACTCAAAATATTTTCTATAATCTTGGATACATAAAAGGTCTTGATTCAACAGGCTGTTTTAATTATGAAGATACACATTGGTCATTTGAAGCCCCCTGCGGCAAACACGCCTACGATATTCCAGATCATCTAAAATATTTCTGGGACTCGGCTGTAGATACTCAAGCTCATCCAGGACTACATCATCACTTGCATTATACTGAAAGCCTATTGGATATAAGTATGGAGGAAAACTTTTTATCCACCTTAGATTACAACAGGGAATGGATAGATTTTCTGTAAAAACCAAATTTAGAAAAAAAGTTTAAAAACAAAAACCCCTTATAAAATTTTTCCCTATTTTTAACCCTATAGGGTTTTTACTTGATAGATTCCATCAGAAATGGTAAAATGCGTTTAAGGTTGTGATAGTTATGTTAAAGTATATTGAGAAGGTAAATGAAAAAATATTTGTAATTGATGATATGTATGACAACATAGATCAAGTTGAATCGTATATTAAAAGCTATCCCGATAGCTACGAGTATCATTCTGGCGACAGAGCCAATATGTTTACATCTCATCATGATCATAAAATGGGCAAGCTCATAGAAGACTATTGTGGCACTATTCAGGGATACGTTGAGGGTATTTTTCTTTCTAAATTAAAAAGAAAAAGCCACATTAGTGCTATAATATATCCAGTAGGTGGAAGTAAGGGGTATCATGTAGATAATTACCATAAAGATGGTGATGGTGTTAATCATGATATACATGTGTTCTCAGCTGTTCACTTTGTGGAGCAGCCGAGAGAAGGTGGGGAGCTATATTTTCCAGATTTAGATATAAAAATAGATTCTAAAAGAAATAGAATGGTAGCTTTTGATGCAAAGCTGCTGCACGGTTCAATGGAAGTTATAGAAGGTCAAAAAATATCAGTAAACTATTTTTGGGAAGTTGAGTGAAAACAATGAATTATAATGGAAATAGCAGACAGGAAAAGTTTGTATTAGATATTAATAAATATAAAAAAAATGGATATTACGTTGAACTGGGAGCATTTCATTCGACTCATGGCAGTAATACCTATTATCTTGAAAGAGATTTTGATTGGAAGGGTGTTTCTTTTGAAATTGAAGATGAAAGAAGACAGGAGTTTATTTCCAATAGATCAAACCCGTGTTTGGGAGATGCCCTTAGTTTTGATTACCTGTGCTACTTTGAAGAAAACAATTTTCCCAATCAAATAGATTTTTTGCAGGTAGATATAGATGCCGGTTATGATCCCGCTCAAAGACCTTTTGGTAATCATTATACAACTTTGTTAGGACTAATTAGTTTACCGTTAAGTAAGTATAGATTTAATGTTATTACTTTCGAGCATGACACTAATATGTATTTTAGAAATGCAGGAATGCGCGATTCCCAAAGAGAGATATTAGACTGTTTGGGCTATACGCTCTTGTTTAAAGACATACATGAAGATTGGTGGGTCGATCCAACAGTAATAGATATTGATCATTACGCAAACTTTAGAAGCCCTAATTGATATAGATTTATATGGATTTCGAAGAAATACACCCATCAATAATTGTATATAAAAATTCTGTAGATGACATTGACTCTTTGCTGGACAAGATTAAATACAGTGAGAATAATAGTCATGGGGAGTTTATTTTAGAAGAGTGGTCTCAGTGGTTTGTTTTCGGGACGTATACGAATATTTTAACAGGTGTTAAATATGCTGACTATGATGACATTGTTGAAAAAAATCCTGACAATCCCGTAGCTTTAGCAGAAAGAGAAATTGTAGAAGTAATCAGCAATGCTACCAAAAACTGTATCGACCATTATGTTGACCTGAAAAAAGTAAACATTCCCGATAATCATATAATCACTAGTCCTAATATAGCTAAATACATTAGAGCCGAATGGCTTGATGACACTAGGGATTCAAGATGGGGCGGTTTAGCCATGCAGTTTCACACAGATTATGAAATTGGTAAATGGTTTTTGGAGTCTCGTCAGTTTTTATTGACCGCTAATCTTTACATTAATGATGACTATGAGGGTGGGGAGATTATATTTTATCATGACGATAGCATTATTCCTTATAAACCTGTAAAAGGTGATCTCATAGTATTTCCATCAGGATCTCCTCTTTATCCAGAATTTCCAAATAGAAATCCCTACTTCCACGCCGTAGGACTGGTTTCTGGTGGGGAAAAGTATTTCACTAGATCGTATATTCAGTATGAAACTGACTACAAAGACTATTATTATGAGCTAAAAGCTGAATCTAAAAACGAAGAAGAATTACAAGAAAAGATAGAACAGATAATTAAAGCTGGTTTTAATACTGTAGGCGTATTTACCGGTGACGGTCCACATCAAGGTGAAGCTGTTACTTTAGATTTACACAACTGGAAGCATGGAGAAAATTTTTGGGTCTCCGCTCACGAAATTCTAAATTTATTATACGATATAAAGTATGATAGAATTTTTTTTAGGAATTATAATGGTAACAATTTCAACCTTTAATTATGTATAGTTTTCAAATTATTTAAAAAACTGTAAAACAAAAAAGGGCCTTAAAATTTTTTCCTATTTTTTGTCCCTATAGGGTTTTTTATTTTAGTGGCATTGATTTGTAACCATTTGCCCAGCGTGTTTTAACATATTTAATGTTATCAAGGTCTAACTTTATTTCAGGAATATATTCAAATAAATATTCGTAAAATATTTTCATTTCAAGTCTAGCTAGTCCGGCCCCCAGGCAATGGTGTATGCCAGGTCCACCGAAGGTTGTATGGGGAGGTCTTTTGGGCCTTGTTATGTCAAATTCATAGGGGTTATTAAATTTTTCCGAATCGTTATTCGCACAATTGTACCAGGTAAGTATTCTGTCACCCTTTTTTACTGGTACACCAGATATTTCGGTATCAATAGTCGCAGTTCTTCTGAAGTGTAGCACTGTTGGTTCAACTCTTAGTATTTCTTCGCAAGCTGTTTCTATATAGGTGTCGAAATTATTTTTAAGTAAATCAAGTTGATCCGGATTTTGATACAACAACTTTATTCCATGAGCCAGGGAATGAGTAGTTGTTTCCATGCCCGCAATGACTAATAGCATGAAAAATTGAGAGTATTCTTCTAAGGTAAGATTCTTGGAGTTATCCATGGAATTTAGGAGCATAGTCGTCATATTAGTGTTTTGAGAATTTTTGTTTAACTCACCAATAGACAGGGCATGGTTTTTCATTCTTTTTGTCGCTTGGAGCCATTTTAGTGGTTTACTATTCCCATAGTCGGGATCATCATTTACAACTATAAATTTTGTTAAATTTAAAATTTCATACTTCAACTCTTCCGGCATGCCCATCATTTCTGCATTTATATTTAAAGGTATATCTGTACATACAGTTTTAAATATATCAATTTTATCATTTTGTGACAAAACCTGCTCAAAGGCTTTTTTGGCTATTCTTCTTATCATAGGCTCCAGTTCTTGGACCATTTTATTTGTAAATATGAAAGAAACAATTGCCCTCATGTTCTTGTGCTCTTCCCCATTCATTGACAAGAGTGAGCCATCAAAAGACATTCTGTCAAAGTTGTCATTTATAAGATAACCCTCCTTAGAGTGAAAAATATCTGATTTTGAACTAACTAAGCTTACGTCATCCCAGGTAAAAACTGATAAATAGTTTACATCTGGCCTTTTATGGTCATTAAACCATACGGGTTTTCTTAATTCAGTATACGCTTTAAAGATTGAGGATCTTATTTCGCGATCATGGTGATCAACAGATAGGTCAAGTATCCATTGATCACTTATTGCATCCTTAGTCATTTTTTACTAAATCTCTATAAAAAACTATACTTTGTGGTTTTGAGTAAAATGTGTTTTCTCTTGTTGTCGTGATCATCGCATCACCAACTTCTAAATCCATTGGTAGGTTTATTGTACCAGGTCCAATGTTTAGATATATTCTTGCATCACATCCACTGTATCGATTACTTATCAATGTTCTTGAATCTACGTGGCAGTATGCAAATGGTATTTTTGTAAATTGATACCCTTTTTGTTCCACCACTGCAGATAAGTCGTATTGAAAATGATGAAGTGCATCACTGATTACCATTTGCCATTTTTTAACATTTTTAGGCTGAGTAAATCTGTTTTCCTTGATTTTATAAATAGTTTCAGCTACAGTGTAAGAAACAGCAGTAGCAAATGTCAATTTTTCTAAATACATATACTCATTCATAAGCTATACTATACCACATAAAGGTTTTAAGTGTTAGTGGATAAATCGATTACTATATTGAAAGATTGATTCGCCATGTGCTAAAATACTTTAACTATATTTAGGAGTTAGCATGCCCCTCATTCAAAAGCGTCTTGTTGGACCTTCTACATTAACTGCGTCAAATGCAGATTATTACACGGTTCCACAGAATACTGTGACTATAATAAAAGAAATAATACTTTGTAATTATTCTGCGAGTACAAGAACTGTTAAATTGTATTGTAAGCCAGCTGGAGAGACATTATCCAGTTCTCATATATTTTTCAGCGATATATCAATATCTGCAGATGAAACTTTATCACTTTCTACTTCTCTAGTCCTTAATAATAATGGTTCAACAGCGGGCGCTTCTAATTCTGATCAAATAGTAGCAGTTTGCGACGCCGGTGCCTCTGTGAATTTAATTATTAATGGAATAGAGGAAAGTTGATGACTGGATTTAGAAGGAATAACAGATTTGGTGTAGGAAAGAGCTATTTTGATTCATCATCTTCACTGGAAGATGAGACATTAGCTTTTTTAAATAATCTAGATGTTGCTAATGCCCTTTTTGGTTCAGCAGCTGACGGAAGTGCAACTCTTGATGGAAGTTCCTCTGTCCTTGGTATGTCGCCTTCCTCTAATGTTTATAGTATGAACCGAGATTTGTTTTTCCATAATTTAACCATAAATTCAGGAATTCATCTTAAAACAAGTGGTTATAGATTATTCGTTAGGAATACTTTAATCCTTAACTCTAACTCTAGGATAGGTTTTACTTCTGGATTCTCAACAGATGGATCAATAAGACAGGGTGGAGCTCAAGCCGAAGCAGTGACGCATAGCCTTGGTGGATCAACCACATATAGATCAGCAACAGAACCTACTCCAGAAGAAGGTGGTGCAAACTTTTACAATCAACCCTTAAATGCTGCTCGTGGCTATTCAATTACTGCAGGTATTGGTGCACCAGTCTTTCTTAGGGGTGGTGCTGGTGGTCAAACTGGTGCAGGTGGTGGAGTTGTGATAATCGCTGCTAGATATATTGTTGTCAAATCAGGAACAGCCTATTTTAGCGCTCCAGGTGATTCCGGTTCCGGTGGTGGTGGCGGTGGTGTAGTTGTTGTTGTTTCTTCTAATGATGTACTAAATAGTAGTGTAACAACGGATGTTAGCGGTGGCACAGGCGGAGCTAACGGAAGAGTAGTTTATTGTCAGGTTTCTTGATATGGCTAGAGTAAGAAGAGTAAACAATAAATTTAGCCTGACTAAGGCCGAGCAGACTATGACTGCCGGTGTAGATGAGATGTTCGGAGACGGGTCAGATGGGAGTTTGACCATTTCTTCTGGTCAAACAATATACCTATCATCAGATATGTATTACCAAGATTTAACAATTCAATCCGGTGCAACATTATTTACCAATGGGTTTAGAATATTGGTTAATGGTACTCTAACCAATAATGGCACTATAGGAATGCCTAATAATATCTTAGAAACAGCCAATGCTTCTACTGTTTCTAGGAGATCTGATGTAGTTAAGAGTTATGCTTGGGGTGAAGGATCTGCTAATGAAGCTTTATCTGAAAATATTGTTAAAGACCTAGATGTAGCTGTTAATGGTTTTCTAGTCTCCGCTGATGGAAATATACACGCCGTTTCTGGTGGCCAACCTGGTGATCAACAAGTTGGTGACCTAGAAGATCCCGGTGAAGGTCAACCTGGACAGCCGGGTAACCCTGGTGCATTTATATCACTACCACCAGGATCTCCTGGTGGCCCTGGCAACCCAGGCAACCCAGGTCAAGATGGAAACGCTGCTGCAAGAGGTAGTGGTGGGCAAAGGGGTTCTGGTGGTGGAGTTGTTCTTATAGTAGCTAAAACTATAGATGGTTCTGGAATAATTGAATCAAGAGGAACATCTTCCACTTCAGAGAGTAGCCCTTCCCAGGGATTGGATGGCGTAGATGGCAACCCAGGCAACCCTGCACCAAACATAGACTCATTTGCTAACTTAGGTAGCCCTTACGATTCTGGCGTAAATCAGGGTTACCATCATGTATCGGCAGGAAATCACCCTCATGGATCAGGAACCGGATCAATTTTTGCAGCAACAGGGGGCAAGTTAAGTCATAACGCTACTACTTCTGGTGGTACTTTTAATCCCTCTACTCATAACCATGGTAATTTATATGACATTTCAGACTTATATGATATAAGGAACGCTAATCCATTTCCCACTGATGCAACTTTTTTTAACCAGGGAATAAATGAGGGTGAACATCCTCATCCGGCAGTAAGTATAGCCCCAACAAACTATCCAGCTTTTAGTGGACTACCAGCAAATCAAAGACCAAATGTTTCAAACCATAACGCTATTTATGACCCACAGGGTCATAATCCGGGGTATCATGATCATCCGGCTGGTGTTAATTCTTCATATCCTTTTTTGGGTAGTGAGATATCTCACGCGCATAATTCAACTGGCACCAATGCCAACATACATCTTCCCTCAACTGTTGCCGCTCCAAGTAATGCGGGAAACATGTATCATCACCATACTCCTGGAACAATCCCAGGTACACCTTTTCATCAGCAGCTTACACATCCTCATGCAGGAGATGGATCGTGGCCCTCGCATACCACTTTCGATGACGCTCATGCACCTGTTTTTCCTGCAAACCAGCATCATACGCCATCAGTTAATCTTCCCACCGGGCATAATGGCCACACTGCTACCGTACATAATCAGCACGGGCATGGTTATCATCCTGGTAATCATCCCCACAGTGCCGGTACTTTGCCGGGCAATCCATCAAATGCCACCCATCCTGCAGGCCATTATCATATAGCGGGTACCGAGTTTCATACAAAGAGCGAGCACCCCCACAACGCAGGTAATCATGCAAACGTTGGCCCATCTATACCCTCACCTGCTATCAGTCTTGGCCATGGTACATATAATTCAACAAATGATAATCCTGTAGGTCATACAGGTAACGTGACACCCTGGCACAGCTCCGGCTATAATTCACATAATTATGGATCTCACAATACACACAGCAGAAGCCATACCACTTATTACTCCACTAAACCACATCACTTGCAGATCCTTCCTAGCAATTCTCCGATATGGCCCACAAATAATCATAACCATAGTGGAAGCCATCAAAATCATTATACTGGACCACTAACTGGCATTCAGACTTACTGGCATAGAGTAAACCCTGGGTCGGGAAATGGCCCTGCTGTTTCGGGTAACAGCAACCATAACTCTGCTCCCCATGCTAATCCGGCGCTTGGTGTTCCAGCTAATCAGGTGTACAATGGTAATGCTTATACCTTTTTATCATTTAATGCTGGTGATCACATAAATCATAATCCAGGACACAATCCTAATCATACTCACCCCCATACTTCTGGTCACTATAATTCACCAAACTTACCGGCAAATAATCCTCATCAACACACTAATACCTATAGCCATAACGCAGGTAACCATGACTATAATCATAATCACAATAATTACAATGGCCATCCCTCTAGTGCACCATTTTATCCGAGGTCTACCCACAATCATAGCGCACATTATAATGAAGGGTGGAATTCTGGAGAGTGGGTACACCATACACCAGGGCATAATCCCGATGTGAATCATGGGCAAAATTCTAATCTTCCTACTAACTATTCTGGACATAGTGGAAACAAGGAATATCTACACAACGCAGGGTATTACCCTCATGGAGATATAAATGGGCTAAATATTCATGGTGCTCCTACGGCAGCAAATATTGCTGGCCACACTCCCGTTACTCATACTGGAACTGCCAATGGGCACACTGGCGATTACCATTCTGGCAGTTGGCCTGAAGGGAATCATGATCATACTGCGGGACCTATATCGCCATTAAATGATCCGACAACTCCAACAGTTAGGTATCTTTACACTACTGACTTTAATGACGAGAACCATACTGGGACGAGGCATTTAAGAGGTCATACTCCGGGTTCACATGTAGGTGCAGCTGGTATTTATCACTTTGTCGGTACGAATGATGGAGTAAACTTCGCGGCACATGCTTTAGTACCTGGTGTTCCGCTTATAGGTAGGAGGTTTGTTCAGTCAACAGGTGGATCTCAGAATCCAACCACTTTTACAGCTGGATACCATCACCATCCATCCTATAATGTACATCATGCTACTGGTGGGGCACTTCCGTCTGGTCCTCACCATGGAAACCCCTATAATGCTGGCCATAATGAATCCTATGATAACCTTGAATACTTAGGCGGAACTGGTGGAGCTGGAGGAGCTGGAGGAGCTGGAGGTACCGCAGATCCTTCAACGTATGATCCAGGATACCAGGGTGGTGTTTTAATAGTTTCTAGAGATTCCGGAAATGTTCAGAATCAGATAGGGCATTCTAATTTCTCTAAAATATTAGACGCTTAACTTTTTGCTTTACTATATAAATATCTTATTAAGGAGAAATAATGTCCATATTTTCAGATCTTTCATTAGAAGTTAGACAGAATTTGGTTGACTCTCAGAAAACTTTTGTACTAGAACAGATGTATACCTGCTGCCTTAGAATAGGTATAAATCCTGAATCTTTTGTTCCTTCAGAATACGTTGAAGTTGATTATGAAGATTCGAATAAGAATAGTAACCAAGAGATGCTCATGATTCAAATTTCGTTATATGAAACACTGCTCTTAGCTGAAAACTCACTCAATGCAGCGACGCCTTCGTAGTTTGTGATATAATATCTCCTGATTACTTTAGGAGATATTAATGAAAAATGTAGAGTTAAACTTTCTTGGTGGAAAGCAAAGTTATATTCTAGAGGCAAAAAACGCAATAGATCCAGATTTATGTTCAGAGCTTATTGGGGAATGCAATAAGTATTACAAGGATTTGTTTTCTCCTGGACCGACAATTGGTGGGATTAATCCATTCGTTAAATCTAGTATGGATTTTAATTTTAGTTCATATGCACTTCAGGAACTCGGGATAAATTCCATGATCTTTGCTAACGCCGAGTCGACAATAAATCAAGCCCTTTTTGGCTGTATCGCTTATTATCAAAAAACATATAATGAATTGTGGCATTGGCCAGGAATTACTGATACTGGTTTTAGGCTTCAACATTATGGAACTAATTGGGGGCATTATCGACAGCATGTTGATGGCACTCCGTGGTCATCGCCTAACCCTCTGTCCGGTTCTGTAGGCAAAAGAGTTTTAGCTGGAATAGTATACCTTAACGATGTAGAGGTTGGGGGCGAGACATATTTTCCAATATACGAACAAAGCGTAAAGCCACGAGCTGGTAGCATAGCTATTTTTCCTGCGCATTGGACACATCCACACCAGGGAAATCCTCCAATATCCGGTGATAAATGGATGATTAGCACATTTTACCTGTGTTCAATTCAAGAAGATCCAGAGGTTAAAGATGATGCACCAGAAGAAAAGGCTAAGAAGGAGTCTAAGTGATATATTTTGGAAACTTATTTTGATAAAAGAACAGGCAGAAACCTAACACTAAGACCTGATGCTTTCGTCTATGAGGGGGTATTTGATGTATCATATTTTAATTCTCTAAAGGATTATTTACTTAACTTAAGGAATAATAATAGACCCCTATTTATTTATGACGAAGGTTTCGGTAGACTAACCTATCATACCCAGAATAGCGGCCCTGATTGCATGCTCAGAGAGTCGCTTGAAAAATTAGTTCCTTTGGCTAAAGAACTTTTTTTGGACGATACCATTGAGGCGTCCTATGCTATATTTTCTACCTACAGAGGTTATAAGGCTAGACTGTTCGAGCATGTAGATGACAACGCATGTACGTATACGATAGATGTTTCTATCGACCACAAGGATGCCTGGCCCCTTTTTGTTGAAGGTAAGGAGTTTACGGTTGACCCTAATGATGCTATAATATACTATGGTGAAGATCAATATCATTGGAGACCAGATTTTCCAAATCCCAAGACTAATGAAGTTAGTGTTATATTTTATCACTTTGTACCCGGTAACCATTGGAGTAAAACGATAGGCCAGGCACATCACTCCGTGATAAGGAAGAAAGAACAAGAATATAGAGAAAGCTTGTATTAATATGAAAAAAGAAGATTTAGGAACTTGCATTAGGTTATATACTAATGTTTTTGATTCTGGTAAAAAATTTATAGACCTACTAGAAAGCGAGTGTTCTCAGGAGTGGTCTTTTCTTAATTGGGTTAGAGCTCAAGTGGGTGATGGATACATATCAGATGTTCGAACATCTATGTCGTGTGAATTGTCCCCTTTATCAAATTATGATGGTCACTCTTCGAGGATTAGTGAATTGCATTCAACTTGGATAGATATTTTCCAATCTATAGATAAAACCGTCTGGGACTATAGGGATGACTTTGAATTGGAGTTAAGTGGTGACGAAAATTATAGAGTATTAAGATATGGAAAAGGGGCAGAGTATAGGGCTCATCAAGATCATGGTCCAAATAATGAAAGAGTTTTAAGCTTAGTTTGTTTTCTTAATGATGATTTCTCTGGTGGCGAATTAGTATTTCCTCATTTCGATGTTGAGATAAAGCCGCAAGCTGGATCCTGTGTCTTATTCCCATCCAATTTCCCGTATTTGCATATAGCCAAACCAGCTGGTGCAGATGATGAAACGGTGAAGTACTCTTTAGTTACCTGGTTTAAATGATATGAAGATAGATCAAAAACATATCGTCATCGCCGGAGCTGGTACATCGGGATTGACAACTGCAATAATTCTAAAAAAAACATTCCCCTTATATGACATAACCGTATGCTTTTCCGAAAAAAGCCCTATTATAGGCGTAGGAGAGGGGTCTACGGAACATTGGAGATGGTTTCAGGATTTTGTTGGAATAAATGTAGATGATATGATTAAATTTGCAGGCGTCACCCACAAATATGGAATCATGTTTGAGGGATGGAATAATCATACGCCAAAGTATATCCATTCTGTTTCTGGTACAGGAATTAAACGAAACTCCTTCTATGCAACCTATAGCTTTTTGCTAGAAAATGAAATCCTTTTAACAAATTCACTTTCCTGGAAAGGCATGATTGAGGATCAGGTTATAGATGGGATTAGTGAAGATGATACAGAGCCAGATAAAACTCATCTTGGAACAAATCAATATCATTTTGATACATTTCTTCTCAACAAATATCTTAAGAACTTTGCCAATAACATGGGCATAAGATTTGTTGAAGGTGAAATTGAATCTGTAAATAAGGGTTCAAATGGTCATATAAAATATATAAAAGTTAATGGTTTCGATAGTAAAATATCTGGAGATTTTTTTATAGATGCAACAGGATTTGCAAGAGTGCTGTCCAGTAAAATGCAGAATGTGGAGTTTAATTCATTTAGCGAATACTTACCTTGTGATACAGCTCTAGTTTTTCAAACTGATAAAGACATATTTGGAAAGATTCACCCATACACAAGAGCTATCAGCATGAATGCTGGGTGGATGTGGGAAATACCAACTCAAGAAAGAAAAGGTAATGGATATGTTTTCTCTTCCTCTTATATAACTGAAGAGGAGGCGATTATTGAGGCTGAAGAGTTTCATGGTATTGAAATAGAAAATCCTAGATTCATTAAGTTCAGACCCGGCTATTATAGCGAACCTTGGCAAAAAAACTGTGTATCAATAGGCCTATCGTATAGCTTCATCGAACCTTTAGAGGCTACAACCATATCAATAGGGATACAGCAGGCCAGATTACTATGCTCATATATAGCAAACTTTAACGAAAAGACAGAATTCTCCATAAGAGAATATAATAAGATAATGAATGAAGTTATGGAAAATGCTTTGAGTATGATTTGTTTACATTATATTTCTGACAGAAATGACACTAAGATGTGGTTAGATCAACAAAATAGACCTAAGCCTCTAATGCTACAGAAGCTTTTGGAAATATGGTCAGAACGACCTCCCGAAGATCATGATATAACTGCTAATGGATTTGAGCTCTTCTTTATACCTCATTTCTGGCACGTTGCCCAGGGTCAAGGAGTTCTAAATAGTGAATCCGCAACGGTTTCGCTGAATGCACACCTATCCAGAAGAATAGCAACTCAACATCTAAGCGAGACAAATTCTAATCTAATTAATTTAAAGATGATAGATCATGGAGAAGCCATTGAGAGAACTAAAAATAGAGACAGCTAATTCTTTTTATAATATACCAAAAGTAAAACCAGGTGAGGTTTTAATTACTCCGAATACACAAATGCTCTATGACCCTGAAGTAATGCCAATTGATAACTGGAGAAATTGGCCAGATTGGTGGAAAGATTTAGATTCTGGAGATGGTGCATTGAGAAGATGTTCTGGGACAGCTGATTATATATCTCTTGGTTTCAATATACCGATGTGGGCAAGACTGCATTTCAGACCATCTCCAGATGGTTCATTTTGGGAAAGTAGATTTGACATTGCTGGTAATCACGAATTTCATGTTGAAGGTTTTGGTTTTCATCAAAGTGGAGAATGCCCAGTGACTAGGGTAAGAAAACTTGAGAGAGCAAATTATATTAAAATAATAAATCCCTGGCTATTTAAAACGGCACCAGGGTGGTCTTCCATTTTCCTTCCTCCACTTTGGGAACCTAATCCAAACTATACACTTTTGCCAGCATTAGTAAATACCGATTATTACCATCATGCAAATATAGTTTTGAACATATTGACTGATAAAGAATTTACTATAGAAATAGGTGAAATTATGCAGCATGTGGTACCTATTCCTAGGCAAAAAGGGATTAATTACATTTGGGGTGACGGTAGTATATACGATCTTCTTTCTCAGCGTGGTTTTAAATCTACGTTTATTCCAATTAATCAAAAATCTAGATACAAAAAAGAGCAGCGAGATAAAGATGAACTTCTTGAAAAAAAAGATGGAAAAGGAAATTGGCTCTCTAGAATGTTGGAATGGATAGCAAATAGGTGGTCAAGATAATTCTTTAACTACTGATTCAATAAAGGTAAGCTTATCGTAACTATCCCTCATATTGTAGTAGGCTTTATCGTATCCTAATTCTTTAAAGGAATTATAATATTCAACGGCAGCTAAGCTTTCGGGGTCAAAGAGAAAATGATGCAACTCATCTAGATTCTCAATCTTATGTACCTCAATTATGCCCCACAGTAAAAGGCCCGAGTATAAATCTTTAAGAGCTATTATTTTAGAGGCTTCTAATAGTTCTAAAGCATCTTCGTTTGATAATTCACTAAAATCTACTAACCTAATATCAAACTCTTCTTCTATCATGCCCCACCTGTGGCCCTAATGCATTCCCCGCCAATGCTAGCTATTTTGCCGTCTAACCAGCTTGAATGATATTCTACGTAATATCCTCCACCAGTAGGATGTGGAACGATTGTAGCGAAGCTGAGGCTGCCAGTGTAATCGGTTTCAACGTTACTGACTCCCTCCCTAACAAAAAGTATCCCATGGGAGGTTATTAGATATTGATCAAACTGCTGCTCAAAATCTTTTGTTTGAAATTCTGTTTCATATCCAAAATGCCTGGTATTACCTGCATTAAATATTAGGGTTAGATCTTCGTTAACTTCAATATTTGGCAATCTATAATTAGTGCGGACGTAGTCAAACATTCCCATTTAATCTCCAAACTTTATTCACTATCAGAATTTATAGTACCCGAAATATGGATGTTACTATATATTATATCACCTAAAACTCAAGGAGATTAATATGGCATTAGTAAATGCATCAAATAGCACTGCAAGACCGGCATCGCAAAAACCAGCACCATCAAAAAATAGCACTACTACACCTAAGCTTTACGATCATGAAAGACCAATAGGTCATTTTACGGAAGCTAGCAGAATATTTACCTTGAGTGGTTCTAGTGAGCAGGTAGTTTCTAGTGCAGCGATCTTTATGGGACTTGATGTTAATGACGATGATTCAGGTAACGTTCATATCCATATTTATAATGGAGCAGATGCAACTGGTGACTTGATTGCTGGAGCTGTGCCACCTAACGGTGACCACGACAGTCACTGGTTCGGACCTAACGGCATTTACTGCCCGGATGGAATTTATGTAGAAGTAGATTCCGGTACACCTAGTGGCTCTATTTTCTATAGGCAGTAACCTAAGGCTCTATTTGAAAAAAAATACCATATTAAATAATATTTTGTATGTACAAAAAAATCAGGCGCCAGCCCACAGTAGGACTGGTATGCTCAATATGAAAGCAAAAACCAATACTGTATATCCTATTATTTTCATTTAGGGACTCCTTGTTCATTGCATATCCAACATAGTAACGTTAAAGTTGGAGACCAAGCAACCTGGCATTTCGGGCATATCATTTCTGGCAACCACAAAGGTTGACCTTTATTTAACCTCATTTTGTTTTCCTATAGCGATAACGCCTAAAGAAAGAAATAGTATGCTGGTAAGCTTCATGTAATATAAGTGTTATTGTAACTGAGAGAAAACCAATTACAGATAACAATGTTATAAATGCCATGATGTACAGAATGGTAATCATATATTGTTAATAATCCAATCTGTTTGAGGAAGGGGAGATCCCCACATCATTTCTTCTAGGGCTTCCATTTCACCACACCTAGAGCATATCTCTGTATTGTTGTCAGTCCTGCTGAGAGCCCCCGGATATGCTCCAGGAGAGCCGTTATTAGGTACTAGGCCCTCACACCTTGGGCAAATAAGGTTCTCTATCATTTTGATATAACCATCCATTTATCGTGATCAGGAACAAGACCTAATGTAGATCCTTCATCCCAGTTTATATGTACAGTGCCGTAATCATCTACAAAGTTTACGGTACCTTTGTCACCAGGTTTTAAGGTGGTGTACTGATCATTTGTAAATCTTAGCTGTATTCTGTCACCTGGTTTTTCGCCAGAAGGACCAATGTTATTCTTGAACGGTTTGAGAGTCACAATAAGCCTCCAAAGCTTCTGTGATATATTTTTTAACACCAGAAGAAATAACCTGTGATGCTAGATCGCCATTTATAACAACAGTTTCGTCACCAACTTGTATTTCAATTAAATCTTTATTAGCTTCATCCAAATCTTTTTCAAGACGTTGAATCTTCTTTTCAAGATTAGTGATTTCAGCAAGAGCGTGAGTAAGAACTTTTTCTATATGACCATCAGATGGCCTATTTGCATAGGCAGATCTTAAAATATCACGAAGTTCAATAACTTCTTCTAAAGGAGTCTTTTTCATTTTAAAAAAAGTATCTGAGTAGTTTTTGGAACCAAAAGTTCTTGGATCATAAGAAGAGCTTTTGTAGGGAGATGTTTTAATTACATCTGAGTAAGAATCAGGTTTTGTCTTTTTAAACCTATCTTTCATGAGTCCTCCAGTCTATCGTTAAATGGTTCTTGATAATCATCATAAAGTGCGTACTCAAGAGAATCTATATTGAGATCAACCCAATGCAACAGGCTTTCCCAGTATGCGTCATCAATTTCTGTCACGAAAAAATGATTCCAGTTTTCATCATTAACTTCAGTATCCATTATTATCTAGCCACCTATCTGCCTCGTAATCTTCTCGATCTTGTATTATCTGGCCCCAGTCTGGTTCGCCAATTTCAACACAATCGCCTTCGCAGTCTTCATCTTCGCAGTCTTCATGATGTTCTTGTTCATCAAAAAGATTACCAGGATCAAGCCACGCATCACGAGCTTTGTCTACTTGATGTGGAGTAAGTTCTCCGTAGTTTTTACGTATCATATATGAGATCTATCCTGTACCAGTCTGCTAAATCCATTAAAGCATAGTATAGATTCTCATAAGCCTCTTTGTCAAGAGGTTCATCTCCACGAAGAACAGAGCGCGCATGCTCAGCAGAAGATTGGAGCCAGTCCTTAAGTTCAAAATATTCTTCTGCTCTAGTAGGTGTTTTATCGAATCTAGACATAGGGAAGACCAAACATAAAGCCTGGACCATTGCCTTCTTCATCGCGAGAAAGCTGAAGTTCAAATGTTTGACCATTTTTCTCTATAATGATTACAGGCCAATTCTGATCAGTGCCAGTAAAAAGGTCGTCTTCAAATATTTCTACATTGATTATTTTAGCGCCCTTTAAGAAAGAGTAGTATTTAAGCTTCCAATCTTTATCTTGATCAGTAAGTTTTTGATACTGTGGACTAGACATATTCCCTCACGTTTGATCGACTTGCACTGTACATTGCAATACCAGCAGCAGTAGCTGCATTTAAAGATCTCATTGATCCTGGTATAGTTATTTTTACTTTATGAAAACATTTGCGAAGATCATCTTCTGGTATACCGGCTCCCTCTTCGCCTATTAATAAACAGTAGCCAGGACGCCATTCAAAGTTTGAAAGCTCCATAAAAGCTGCGTCAGGAACATTTGGGTAGTGTTCTGGAAGCTCTAAAGCCACAAGATTGTGAGGGCTGATATAACGAGAGAAAGCGTCAAAATCAACAAAGTGATTTATTTTAACGTAGTTATAAGCACCAACAGCCCCACGCTTATCATATTTTTTCCATCCTATAATATTTATTTCCTGGATGGCAAACGCTGAAGCGTTACGTATGACTGAAGCTAGATTGAAATCTCTTACCGTATTGTACATGGCCACAGAGTAAGGAATAGAATGACCCTGTTGCCAGCTACGTATTGATGTTACTGGAAGTTCTTTGAGTTCATCTTTGACATTGAACTGTTTGAACTTCTCCGGCTCACCCACATCATGCCTTGAAAAATCGCGGCGTAAAATTTTTTTTATTCTAGGCCATAGACTTGTTGTTGTGGCTGCGAAGAAGCTTAACATATTTGGAATCCTCCGGATTCTAGTAGGAATTCTGAGAATTCTTTTATGTTTTCTAGGTTCATTGGGTAGTGTACTTCCCATGAATCTACCTTTTTTGTTCCGCTACATGCGTTACATATTTTGGTGTAGGGTTCACCGTTTTCTTGTTGCCAGGTACGTTCACCGTTTTCGTCGCAGTATTTACAGTCTTCTTTTGGTATGGCTTGGCGTGCTTTTTCGTACTGTTCTACGTAGGTCAGGGCGCGTCCTGTGATGATCTCTGCTTGAAGTTTTATCCCTAGTTCTTTTGCGCCTTCGGAGTCTAGTCCGTCTCCGTCGTTGGAGTGACCGTATGGTACTTTTTGGTCTAACTCTGGATCAACTAGACAACAATAGTTCCATAGCGGTCGCCACCACCATACGTTGTTGCGGAAGTATTCCCCTTTTTCTGAGGTGGGGTTTTTACCGTAGACGTCCATTCCCATGATGGTCTCCTTAAATGGGTTTGAGAGTATAGGTTATGAGGATTACAAGTAGCGTTGCAACTTGTTCGCATACTCTTAGGAGTTCGGTGAAACTCTTTACTTTGACAATAATAGATCTAAAAAATAATATAAGTTTTTGTCTGATTATTGCCAGCATTGTTTCCTTTATGTGTTAAGCATTTGTTTTTTTTCTATATCTAAAATAATGTTTAGCGTAAAGGTACTTTATTCCAAAGTGTGTAATGCGAAATTCTTGTGGGTCGTCGGGGTTTTCTTCTATGAGTCCGTGTTTGTACAGGTTTTCTAGTGTCCTGTTTTTTGCGCTGGGTACGGCGTCTCGACCTTTGAATTTATTTGGATTGATAGATATTGCGTCTTCGACGGAAACATAGTTTGGTGCATTCATCTTGGCATATGTCAACATAAGGTAAGGTCTGGAGTTGTACTTTATGTTGATTGAGCGTATTTTTTCACGCTCTTCGGTGTTGATAGCACCTATTGATAAGCTAAGGTTGTTGTGATTACCATTATATCTAGTATGTCTGCCGAACGACATTGTAATCCTTAATGTACTATGGTTGGGTTGTTATTTGATTGGAATCGTTGTATGTGACTGTTCTGTCATTAGCTGAGCATGTACGGCTACAGTAGTGGCTTTGAGTGTCTGGATAATACTTCCAGCCTCGTGGTTCTAGTAGCCTAAATGCTTGACCTTGCGTAAGGCCATCGAATACTTCTTCTTGACAGCAGAAGTCACATACAATTATTGTATTTTGTATATATGTCATTTGTCTGTACGGGTCATTGGTATTGATTTGCCGTTCTCGGTACACTTGTGTGTAGGAACAGCAGTGAGAGAAAATTTAGTTTCAAAGATGTAGCCGCATCTACATTTCCATTGAGATCCACCTTTGGTTTGCTCTCTAAGCTTCTCATCAGTTGGGTGATAATAGCTAAGCACTTTGCCAACACTAAGCTCTTGTGGGCTATCATCTTTTTGATCAGAAGCTTTTACTTCGATTCGTTTAGGTTCTACCTTACGGAATTTTTTCTTCTTTGAAACTTCTGCTACTTCAACGACAGCTTTTTTCTTTGGTTGTATATTGGCTGCAGCCTTTGTGCATTTAGGGCAAAGATGCGGTTTTCTTCCGCGAGATCTTTCTCTTCTCCATCGTTTCTCGCACTGAGTGCAAGTCAGTGTTTCTTTCATTTGGACTCCTACATGTATACTTATATAATATCATCAATAATTCTTGATACTTTATTATGTAAGTATATTTTTCCAAATTCTAACAATCCCATTGAGGAATGTATAGGTTGGTTGTTTGGCGAATCGGCGTACAGTATTGTTTCACCGTATTCATCTATGTAAGCGGCAACGACAATATAAGATGTTACTGGTCCTGGAACTGCGTGTGCGAGAGCATCTTCTATATTACACGGTTGGTTCATGTCAATTCCTAACTAGTCTTGTTTTTGTGACTACCATATCTTTTGGTATGTTAATTACAGAGCAAAAGTTCCCAGACTGAGTTATGGTAGAAGCTATTGTGTAGTAGTTAGGATTAGATTCAGGAGATTCTATTAGGTATCCTGTTGTTTCTACTAAGTAGTCAGAATTATCGTGTTCATCTTCTGAATACCATATGTCTTCGCTCGAATAGGCATCTCGCCATACTATAGTGTAGATTTTCTTATTAGTTACAGAAGAATCTTTTTTTGTATGTACAATATTTTTTTTATTAGAAGGGGAATATACGACTTTTTTCATCCCCAATATTATATCAGGAAGATTCAGTGAAGTCTACATAGTAAGTTTGTCCGAAAACTTCTGTGGCAATTTTGTGAATATCTTCCGGCTTGGTAGAGTAAAGAGAGAATCCACCATAGCCATATGAAGAGTTTCCAAAGAAATGTCCATCCCATTCGGACAAGTAATGTCTTTTCTTATTCCTTTTTTTCTTCTTAGCCATCAGCGGTCTGAGTTTTCTTCAGCTTATCGTTTACTTTTTCTGATTGGTAAACGTCTCTGATGGTAGTATTAAAATATTTTCCTGTTGATTCAGCTGATTCTAGTTCGTCGTAAACATTTTCCGGCACATTATAGTATACCCATATGGATCCGCTAGAAAATATAACGGCTAAAGTTTCCGTATTGATGTTCCATATAACGGCTTTTATAAAGCTAGAATCAGCTTTAAAAAACTTGTAATCTTTAATTGGCTGTTGCATATTTCTCCGGCAAAGAAAGGTTCATAAAATGAGCTGTAGTAGGATGAAGTAAACAAGATATCTCATGTACTTGAAAATCTTTTGTTTTGTCTTCTCTTATTCTACGGACAAAACCATTTGTCCAGAAGTATCCCTCTACAACCCAGCCGGGTTTTCTTTTGGGCGTATAGTATTTATTGCAGTTGAGATCTGCATCGATCATAAATCTTATAACGCCAAGAGGAAAAGGTGAGTTATGAGACGGAGAATTTAAGGTCTCTTGAATTCGTCCGTAGAATAAGCAATAGTCATTAAATATAGACTGAACAATACTAATGTCTATTTTGGGGTAGACATAATTTAGATAATTTTCATGTACATTTTGATAATTGTTGTATATGTAGAATGAATCTTCTTCATCATGAGTAGATTCAATCATATGAAGATTTTCTAAATTGTATATTAAATGATCTTCATTCTTCTTCATCTATAATTTCTTCTTCGTCCAACATAAGTTTGACGTACAACATTTTCTTTTCAACGGAGTTCAAAAACTTCATGGCATTGCTGCGCCACTTTTCTTCAGCGATTCGCATGTCTTCTATGTGCCTATGAGAAGAACCTGCTTCTTGAAGCTGAGAAAGTTTAATCTTAAAGTTAGTTTTGAAACGAGAAAGCTTAAGCTCAACATCTCGTCTCATAACTTGTAGGCAATAAAGCCATAGCTCTAAGTTGTTATTAAGGATAGTTCTTTCTTCAGATGAAGAAGAGCCCTTAACATTATCTGAAACCATTTCTTGAAATTTTTCAAGTTCTGCCTCAGATAAATCTCTGATATAGTTTTTTGTCCAAACGTCTGTTGACATGATTTCCTTATGAATTTATAAAATTTCTGGATGTAATTATGTCATTAACAAACGCCTGCTGGGCAGACTCACCGGCTCGTAAAACGTACATGGGAGAATAGGTTGCCATAATAGGCCAGCTACCTAACCAGGTAACTTGTCCCCTAAAATCTTTAAGGGACTTTGCGGGTGCTCCAAATACAGCTGTAGTTGGAGTTCCGCCCAAGCAAAGAATTAATTTAGGATTAAAAGCAATTAGTTCTGAATGCAAATATGGAGTGCAGTTCATTACTTCTTGCGGTTCATATTTTCTTTGTGCAGGACATCTGTTAACATATGTTAAACATAGTTGATCAGATGATAAGCCAGCATTTTTAAAAGCGTTAAGCATTACAGCTATAGCTTCAGAAGGTAGTGATGGCGAATCTATTACGACAACTATGTCTGGGTTTTGCAGATTCCATTTAGGAAGTTCAGCTTGAGCTGAAATAGAACATTTATTGCAATTTCTAGCAACAGTATGTATTGATTTCAGATCAAGTCTAAAAGTAGAATTATTTAATTCACCACGAACTTCTTGGAATATATCATTTACTTCAGATTCAACGAATCTCTTAGATAAAGAATTATGGAGTTTAGATAAGGTTTCGGATTCAGCAAGTCCCAAATGTAAGCCTGAGTTTACAAAGGGATTAGCTGATTCTGATTTACCTAAAGCGTACTCTATAAGTTTATCTAGTTCTTCTTCGTTAAATTCATCATCCATCAGAAGCTTGAAGGAATTGAAGCTGAGTTATCAGTTGAAGAACTGTTTGAAGACGAAGCTGATGAGGAATCAGAGGACTTACCTGCACGAGCACCATACGACATGTGCTCAATAACAATAACAACCTTTGAGCGAGAGCTGCCATCTTGCTTCCAGCGCTCCTGAACAAGGCGACCAACAATTGAAACGCTGGTACCCTTCTTCATTTTGCCGCTAGAAATCTGATTATCAACAAAACCTGCGTTCTTGCAGGTGTAACCATCTTTGTCCTTGAGGTAGTAGACAACATCAAAATAGCCTGAGTTGTTATCTGAATCTTTCTCAGAACCTGAATAGTCAACGCCAATACGTGATTTCATGATCTTACCACTAGCAACCATTTCGGGATCAGCAACTAAGCCACCCGAAATGCTTACCATATTTTGAGGATCAAGCATTATGTCTCCTTGTTATCTACTGCAGCCTTAAAGTTAAAGGCTATTTCTTCTAAAAATTCTATTGATTCTCTCATTGCACCTTCAGGTCCAAATTGAGGTATTTGTGAGCGATAAAGATTTATAAACAAATTATATATACCATTCTTGATATCGGTGACAGTGTCAGTAGATACCATATCCGGTACATCTTCAACTAGTTTATAATCTGAATCACTAGTATTTGTATGCTCCGCCATTTATCAACCACCTGTTCTTTTAGATAGTGCTAAGTCTATCATTTTGCCAAGTTGTTTGATGTCGTTATATCCTTTGTCATATAAGATTGATATAATTGGTTTTGGATCTATAGAACTATATGTTATAAGTTGAAGATTAAAAACATCATTCAAAGTATATATTCTATAGTTGTTTAGATCTCTTCTTGGGGGAGGATACTTGTTATTTTTTTCTCTATTAGAAATAGTCAACGTAGTGACATTGAGTATTTCTGCGACTTCAGACCTAGTAAAACTAGGTTCTGAGTATTGATTTTTACTCATTTTATCTACCCTTATTTAAGTTTATATAAATATATAGTAGCACAAAATAAGTATTAAATCAAGTGTTAACCGGCAATTAATAGAGGATCTCTGAAATTAAAATCAAGAGATACAGAACCAGTATTAATAGTAGAGATCATTTTCCTAAGGGAAGAAGTGAAATCAAAGGCGCCACAATCGCGAAGAAGTTGATAAGTATTATCAATGTTAAAAACAACTTCAGAGTGGCAAGAGCAATCTTCGTAGCTACAAGTATCTTCTACAGGATCTCCGTCTTCGTCGTAATACTGACAGTCTTCACAACATGCATCAGAAATAGAAAGAGCAGACATATTATGAAGACTCCAATCAACACGATTGTTATTAAAGACATTGTTGTAATATACGTGATATCTTTCAGCGGTATGAGGAGGAAACCAGTTTGTAAAAAGAATATTGTCGATAGAAATTTTCTCCCACGCACGGAAAAAGTTATGAGAAGCTTCGTTTGAACAATAATAATTTGTTAAGGGATTGTACCTTATAGAACTGCTAATATCGGGAAATAACTTTTTAGATCTAGCATAGCCCCATACAAAAGATTGCATAACAGATTCTGTAAGGTCAGCGTTGTAGCCAGAATTCCAAACCCAATTGTAGGAAAGTTCAACAAGCCCAGGAAGATTATTGTTAGGAACAATAACATCAGACATGCTATCAAAATATGGTCGGCAAAGCTTGCCGTTAGCATAGAAATTAGTTATAGGGGGAAGATATACAGGCTGATCAAAAGACTGTATACTTGAGTTAGAAAAGTACATGTATACATCTTCTATGTACATTTCATCAGAATGAGAACCGTATTTTACTACATAAACCTGCCAAGGAATGGGCAAAGAATATATAGATTGTTCATCAATATTATCTTCGTTAATAGAATCTACTTGAGCATGTATGTGAAAATAATTTTTAACACAAGGAGGCTTTTCGTAAACAACAACAGAATTGTCAGCGTAAAGTATTCCAGGAGGAAGAAGAGTATCAGATAGAATAGAAGTATTTGGAATAAATTCAAATAAGTTCATAAAATTCTTCAGCCTACTATAAGCCGCAGGATTATCTTTTACGGGAGTTTTGTACAGGCGGTTATCATAGTAGGAATTTTGAATATCTGGTGTTATAACAATCATATTGAAATCTCTTTTAAACTTTGATCAATAAGGATATCTGAAATAATATCCATACTGACAATTGTCTCAATTGATGAATTTGAAGAGTTATGAATTTCATAATCTCCAGATGATTTATCGTAATACAAATATATAAAACTATGTTCCATATTCATCATATTAGAAAGTTCTTCTTGAAAAATAGAAGAAAATTCATCAGTATAATCTACTGAATCGTTCCAAGTGGAAGAGATTTTTGTTTTATTTATAGATCTAATAAACTTATTAGTATCTTTATAAACAGAGTCTTCATTATTATGGTTAAAGCAAGTAATAAATATTTTCTTGTCTAACTCAGAGACATTAGTGTATCCTGCTAAAACTTCGTGATGATGATTCCTTGAACGAATATAACCAGTTATATCATTGGAGAAAGATAAGGATTGATTCGTAGAATTAATCTTATCAAAAGACATACGTTCAAATGAACTATAAAAATCTAAAGTCTCTTCAAGATTAAAGCTAGACATCATTTTGAAGAAATATTTTGAGTGAGCAGAACCAGAAGAAGAAAGAGATTGTGACTTTAAGGTAGCAATCTTAGAGTCAGTTAAGTCAGGAAACCTAGCAAGAAGAGAATTGTAAGTAGGTCTACAATATTCTTTATAAGTATCTGAAGGATTTAAAACAGAATTTTGAAGAACAGGAAGACCAAGGTCAAGATTCCATCCACCAGATATATATTCATTTATCATCATAGAATATATATATCTAATAGACTGGGATTCAAAATCAGGTATTTCTTGAAGACTATTTGAAAAACAGATTGTTCCATCAGTATAAGAATTAGGAAACATACAAGGAACATACTGATCATCGGAAGTATCAGTTAATGGAGAAGATGAAAAATATATCCTAAAAGATCTATCAGATAGATGGTGATATTCTGAAGTAGAAATTCTAGTTAAAGTCCAGGGAACCCATATTTCATATGATTCAATATGTTTTGTTGTACCAGAAGCCCTAACAGGCTTATAATTAACTATAGCCTTAAAAGGAGGACGTTCTACATAGATTGTACCATTTGAAGAAAAGTACCTTAAAGATGTAGGATTTATGTCTGTCGAATCATTGAAGGCAAAGCTGTTATTGTAGTTTAAAGATTGAGTTATAACATCTTGGTAATCATAAGAATATCCATGATTTAACTCTACGCTAAAAAACAAAGGTAATTTTGTGAGATTAATGTGCGAGGCCTTGGAGAGAATCGAGGTAAGATTCTGTTTCGAATTTAAATACAAAGAATCAGTAAGTAAATCTGTAAGAAAATTACCAGAAATAATTTCACGAATGGTAAGACCATGTCGATTTTCTGCATCAATAGGATAACAGTCTAAAGGAAATTGAGTATCCTGGTTGGATAAATATTTTGCAATAGAGTTAGTTATAGTGTCGCGATAATAATAAACATCATTTTTCTCACGAAGAAAAACATTGTAAAAAGAGTTTTTCTGATAGCGGTTGTTATCTGAATCTGTAGTAAGAACTGTAAAATTAGGAAAATTTGACATAGTTAACTCAGCTTAATGCAGAGGCTATAAAAGGTTGTTTGCTTTCCGGCTGGAGACTATCTGGTAAAACTTGAATGGTGTCTTCTTTGTATGAATCAAGAAGTTCTTCAAGAAGTTGAGTTACATGAGAAGAAACTTCTAGCTCAGGTGTTTCTGGTGGAACAGTAACATTAAAGACAGTTTGATTTTCTGTATTGTTAAATACGGAATAAGAATATTCCATATTTGAAAGATGAATTTTTCTTACAGAAAATACAGTAGAATTATCTGTGTTTGCATGATTTACTGAAACTTGAGTAATAATTTCAGATTTAGATTCATGCATAGGACAAAGAGAGAAATTTTCAAAGAAGTGACAAGGCATGTGCTTGTCAGCAAAAGAAGGATGAGAACATGAAGGATATCCATCAATCATGTTTGCAAACTGATAATGATCTGATATGTACTCTTTGGATGGAGAAACATATGTAACGTGAGAACAAATAGGAGGAGAAGAGTTAACTGAGTTATCGTTTAACTCATAATTAAAAAGATTGGGCATATAATGAAGTAAAAGATAATTCTCAAATCCATATGCTGGCTTAACCCAGCAAGAAAATATTTCAAGAGAAAATGTTGTAGTTAATATTTCAGAATAATCTTTATCTAAAAATAATACCGAATTTGCATACTCGCTAGCATTGGATGAAGTTTCGGTAACCCACTTGTACATGTAATCAAGAGAATTTTTGGATACAGAAACAATAGGAGAAGATATTCCATTGGGACTATAATACATTTCTCCAGAACCAAAATAATCATATATCAAAACATTTTCAGGAAGTTCTGACATTTCGTTAAGATAGAAATTTGCATTAAGAGATTGGTTATCCCTAAATATGTTAGCAGTGAAATAGGTTTGATTATAGGTAGAGCTTTGACGCATAGAATAAGTTTCGTCTGTATCGAAACTTGTATCATATTTAAACATAATTATCCCCAAGTAGAAATAGATTTAATTTGCAATTGCTGTTGTAGGTCTGCGTTTTGTTTGCGCAGTTCAACAATCTCTACATTTAAATCAACTATATTTTTTCTATAAAATTTATTGTCATTAGCTAATTTGCTTATTACGGATTTAATATCTGAAAAATAATTAGAGTAATCAACATCGTCATTTTCTAGATCATTGTAAATATCATAATAAGAAATTATATTAGGAACAAGATAATGGGAATGTATGGTGTGCATTCTGGTAATCAGAGCTTGCAAAAGAGAATCTCTTAGAGATGGAAGAAGATCATTAAAAACATTATTTTTAAGGTCAGTTTTACTGCCTTTGTAATAAAAACTATAATTGTTAGAATCCATATCGCATGTATGAATAGTTAATAAGAGATCAGGATCCGCATGAACATCAAGAGGTAAAAAGTGAGTTTCAATTTTGGAATTCACGTAAGAAATAAAATCATTTAGATCATTGAATTTTGAAATTACCATTTATAAACACCTAATCTCTTAGTACCTCTAGCGAATCTAGAGATAGTTTTCCTGTTTTTAAAAGTTCAACAAACGGAGATTCAACAAGATGCAAAGAAGTTACATCTGGATATATTGAATGCACTGCAGAATAAATTAATGACAGATAAGAAAAATTATCTAATATTAAATAGCTATCTTTTTCTAGACAAAGAACACAAGAACTATCAGTCGTTTGAGTCAAGTAGCTTTTGGTTAACCAGGTCCTCAACGGCTGAGGCAAGGTTTGGATCTTCATCGGCCAGGTTTGCTGCTGAGGCATCACGCATCACCTCCAGCATTTTCTTACGAGCCTCTGTAAGAGAATTGTTGAAAGAAGTTCTTTCCTGATCTGTAGCAAAAGCCATTTGTGCAACAAGAGCTTCCATGAATACAGCTTGTTCGCCATAACCAATGATCAAGGTAGCAATTTGCTCATCAATAGAATTAATACGATTTTCTAATTCTTGAAGTTTTTCAGAAAATCTAACAACAGCACTTCCGATTACTTCTTCAACAATAGACATAACAGCCTTAACTGTTGCCTCATCAATTTGGGGAATGTCTGTCATTTTTCGTACCAATCCGTATTGTTAGCAACGTAAGATGATATTGCCATATCGACAATGTACGATATTGAGCAAACATCTTGACGAGTAACCTTGATCATGTCAGCTGATATAAGCTGCTTCATGTCTGGAATAAAGGCGCCAGAGTCAGACTTGCGAGCAGCAAAATGACCACATTTCCAAACGAATGAATTAGGATCATATTCATCGTTTGATTGCCAGTGATGCGCCTTAAATATTCTAGAGACAGGTTTGTTATCTACAACGGCACCTCCGTAAGATACAAAACCTTCAGGAGTTGGAACACCCATCTTAGCATTTGCAGGATAGTTGTTCTGTGCGGTGCCGCTAACAATGCTCTTTAGGTAGGCACCGAAATCGATTGCATCAACAAAAACATTTGTGCTGCTAAGAAGTTTTCCATCAGAAGAAGTTTTACCAATATCAATTTTGAATTTTAGCGCTTCGTACCAAGGACGAATAGCTAAGAATCCAGATTGAGATTTAGATCTAAACCACTTCTTATAAAGATCGCTTTGATATTCTTTGGTATCTTTATTGACGGGAACTGAGTCTTCATCTAAAGAACTCATAAAATCGTCAATGTTATCTAATATTTCTGACATGCTCACCTCACGCAAATGATAGTTTAGTTGAAGACTTATTTCTACCAAGAATTATCTTAGCATCTTCCATCTGTTCTGTCGAGGCCCAATCCCACTGTTCAAGAGCATATTGATACATGCTTTTAACAGTATCGGGATGCTTACGCCAGATAGTATTACGGATGGTAGGAATGCGTTGGAGAATATCGTTGGTATTGATTGGACGAGCATGTTCAGAAACAACATAGAACTTAGTTTCTTTGATAAGAGAAACTATCTCTGCACCGGTCATAAAGGCAGAAGATTCAGCAAGCGCGTCATAATCATACTCTTGGTTTTTGATTGAGCTAAGATGAATCTTAAAGATATGGCTACGCTCGGAATGTGATGGCAGACCGACAAAGAATATCTTGTCAAATCGGTCTGCGCGTAACATTTCTGGCTTAAGAGAATGAAGCTCATTAGCTGCGCACAAAAGGAATGATTCTTCAGGAAGTTCTTGAAGACCTGTTAAGAACTCACCATGAACACGGTCAGTGGTGCCACTGTCGGCACCGTCTCCACTACCTGAAAGATCACGGCCAAACTCGTCAATCCAAACGCATAAAGGATTCATGAGTTTGATCTGCTGAAATACAGCGCGCATGTTGGCTTCTGACTGGCCAATATACTTGTTCATAACTTGTGCAATACCAGTACGAGCAAGATCAAGATTAAGCTCAGCAGCAGTTGCCTGACAGATTGCTGATTTACCAGTACCAGGAACACCAACCATAAGCATTCTTCTGATAGGAGTTATGCCGTAGTCCTCAGAAAGCTGAGGGTTTTGGCGAAGAACTGAAGTGCGCCTAATGATATCTTTAATATTATCAAGACCACCAATGTTGTCGAAGGTTATATTGGGGTTGATAATTTCAAGAATACCACGAGACTTAATATTAGACATTTTAATATCATTAACATGCTTAGCGGTCAAAGTTTTTTCTTCGCTGATGACATTAAGGCATGCAAATATGAATTCGGTTTCACTAAAGCCTAGACCTGCGCGAGCAATTTCTTTGATATTGTTTTCATCAAAAGAATTAGGAGCACGGTCTTTAATGTGTGTAAGAACTGTTGCAAGTTCTGACAGGTTAGGATAAACACTTTCCAGAACTTCAAAGCAGGGCGTTAGAGGTTCTGGACATTCTTGGGGACTAATGTAAATAACTTGTTGAGGAAGATCGGTTTTAGAATCTGACCAAAATGCTTGGCGATACCTAGAAAGGGCATCGTACAGCATAGGTATTCTGTACTGAAGTCTTTCGGCATCGACACCGGCAATAAACTTGAAGACAGTTACATTGAGCTCATCGGAATTATCCAGGTAATCGTTAGCAAGTTCTGGATGGTCAGTGGTTATGTAATCGCTTTCGCCTTCTTCGTCAGAGCGAGGATTTTGTACGAGTACTGGCTTCCACTCATTGTCTACATATTTACAGAAGCCTTTAATGCTATCGATGTAATAATAGTTTCGGTCAGGAACCGCCGAAACTATTATATCGATTGAGCGAATAAAATCTGGATCTTGCAACCAGAGATTCGGTAGTCCCAGCTTAATTTTGTTAATCATAATAATAACCAATCTAATAATCTGGGTTTGAGTTTAGTTAGGGGGGAGCAGGTATTAGCCTACTCCCCCCTAAATTCCCTGTTGGAGGAAATCTCAGCCCTTCTCGCCAGCACGGCGATGGAACTCGATGTTCTGACCAGGCTCGATTGTGGCGTTCTCATCCATCTTTTCCTTGCCGCAGTATGCGACAGCATCAGATGGGATACCCCAAATCTTGCTGAACTGATCACGAACTTCCTTGACAGTTTTACCAGCGATGTTGCTTGGCTGATTGTAAACGCCATAGCGAAGATTCGCCATACCAGTTGCAGGGGTGGGCTGTGAATTGTTGCTTGTAGCTTCCACTGTATTCTCCTATTATACTAATGATGGTTCATTAAGATGAGCATGAGTCCTATTGAAAGGCTCCGCCTTACCAAGACCGAGATCAAAGAAGACCTCTGTCTCATCAGGGTTTTGATTTGACACTATTGTTTTTTGTACACGACCAAGAATGAAGGCAGCTACCGCCATGTTAGTAGCTAGTAGCTGAGTGCCACCTTCTATTTCTGATCGTTCTTGACAAGAGAGTTCACCTGGATTCTTATCTGGTGGGTTAAGATATTCAGGATGGAACTCTTCTGGATGACAAGTGATTTCTAATCCATCACGCTTTTGATAATGATAAATAGAACCAAACAATTCATCATCATTACCGCCTGTAAAAACGTCAATGTTATTGAGCTTCCTTGCGGCATCAAAAAGTATAGCACGAGCAGCAAAGTTATCAACAACCGCAAAAACAACGTCGTTTTCATGGATAAGATCAGTGGCCTTTATCTTTGGTGAATCTTCGTCTGCGACGCCACTAAAGTCGTCTCCGACCACCCACTTTGGCACAGGTATAATGGTTGTGTTAGGGAATTGCGGAGTGAGTTCCGCTGCTTTGACAACGGCTTTGTTTCCAATTTTAGTAAAGTCTTGACGCTCTTTATTCTTTTCTTCATAAGTATCTCCATCTACAATAATAAGAGCAGAGCCTGGATACTTCCACTCAAGTAAGCGTACTAGACCAGCGCATAGCCAGGTACCAACACCGCCAGCGCCTACAACTACAAATCGTTTACTCATAATAATAACTACTTTCATCTAGTGGTACGTAATACTGTTCAAATTGTTCACAGCCACGACCATCTATCTTATTGACTGTACCAGAGACTATTAACTCTACATGGCTCTTGGGATCTTTGATCCAGTCAACAAGTAGGCTACGCATTTGGCTGCAAACAGGAGAGTAATAGTGTTCACATCCAATGCAGTTTACGTTTTTATCTAGATAAATGCTCTGATCTTCAGTTTGGATAAGAGCTTCATAATCGAGATAATCATTGTATGTTATTTGATGATCGCAATAACACGATGCGTAGTCGTCTTTGTGGACACCACAGCAAATAAGATAGTCAGGATCAAAACTATTTGCGTGATCTTGTTCGTCAACTTCATCGGTAGAAGAAGTTGAAGAAGGAATTTCAGACAAAAGACTTGTTTCGCAAATAGCCATAACAAAAAGCTGGCGACCAGATTCATAAGAATCATAACCAACAAGATACACAGGTACGTCATTAGACATGTTGACGCTTTTAGCGTACATGTTGGCAAGCTGCATTACTTCTTGTCTTGACGTACCTTTAGCAGATATGGGAATAAAACAAGTGTCACAGAAACCATCGTAAATACAATAGTAGTCAAGATAAGTGTCACAAGAGGGACAATACTGGCTTTGAGTAGTTTGTGCATCGACTTCTGCAATCAGTATAGAACCTTCAGGTACATCACAACTTGAATAAATATTATTCAAGTGCTTGACCCAAGGAAGGTCTTGATAATCGTTAGCTTTTGGTAGGCCCGTACCAAGACTGATAGGAGCTTGCAGAAGAATTTGCGGGGCGGACAGATCCTGTGGTGTGTAGACCCCCGCCTTTGTTGGCAGGGGGAGTTCTTTTTTTACTTTAGAACTCCACTCAACAACGTCAGGATCGGGCTCTTTTTGTATCACAAAATCTTCAAAAACATCTTCAGGCTTAAGTGTATAAGCTTGACCAGCCATTTGAAGTTCTATGTGATACTGGGTAGCTCCGTTATTTACACTTTTCTGCCAACCATAAGTAATGTGAATACCATCAAAGTCAGCTTGATCAGCATGATCTGTGCCAGATGCGTAAGCTGCCATATGAGGATGACTGTGGACAGAGCCAACAATCATTACATCATCGGGCTTCATCTCTGCAATACTGTGAGGATCATAATTGCAGTGAGCTGCTGTGTTCTCTTGATCTGGAACAAGAATACCCCAGCCTTCAGGGCCCTCTTTAGTAATGTCATATGTTAGCATTACAATTGACTCAGTACCATGCTGAGCGTCAACAAGACGGAAAAACTGATCAAGCTTGTCAACAATAACATGAGGAATGGCAGGCATTTTGTAATGGGCTAATTCTTCAACAGAAATAAAATTATCAGGAAGAGAAGGAGCACATTTGGAAACACTTCTGCCAACAAAGTTATTAACAACTTTGAACCATTGCGTTTCATGGGTGTAGGTTGGCGCAGGTGGGGTTTGCGGCTTACCGTTGTTGGTATGCTTATTGTTGTTAGCAGGGGGATTTACCTTCTTTTGATAATCGGCAAGAAGGTAGTATATACTAAATCCCATGCCCTCAACAATATCGCAAATATCATCTCTGTCTGCATAAAAGACAGGAAGTCCTTCGGCAGTCCAGAAGTGATTGAGATCGTCAAGAGTGATCTCTTGTGTGGCTGTAGTTGACATTATACTCCTATAATATTTAGTGTATTAGATCCTTGTTTCTGAATGCTCAAAATGGACTTATTCCATAGGTAAAAGAAAAGCTAATATTAGAATTAGCTAAGTATGAAATGAATTTATCTTTATCGTAATCAAAAACTTCTGAATAAGTTTTGAAGAAAAGATATGTGCTGATAGGAGGAGGATACCAAGCAGAAGAGGGATCTTTTGCCTTATGCTTGTTTACAATGTCATCAATATGATCACTGCAATTGGAACAAAGGAATAAAGTTTTTACTAAAATTGAATGGTAAGAAAAGTTTCCATTAGGTAAATCTAAAAAGAAAGATTGAACTATTTTATCAAACAGTTCTTCTTCTTTATACATAACTGAGTAGCTTACAGAATCAGGATCTTCTTCATCAGGATCTGGTTCCATACCAGAAGGTATGATATAACCATCATCTTGACTAAAGATATGCGTTTGGGTTTTATTGAAAGAACTAGGATAAGAATTAAAGTTAAAATGTTCATTCTTATATAGTTGCATTTCATCAAAAGAATATTCTTCACCACAAGCACATTTAAGAAGTTCATGAGACTCAGAATTCTTAATTATGGGCGGAGCAACTATCCAGCATCCATTGCAAAAATAGTGGCCAGAATACGAATTTACAGAATATTTGGTTGGGTCAGGAACAACAGTTGAACAAACACTGCATTTAGTATCCTGGTTACTGTTACTAGGAATGCAAGAGTAGCAAATTGGAGAAAGGTCTTCTGTAAGAGGAAAGTAGAAACGAGAGTCTTCATAAAGAGGAAGATCTGCAACAACGTAAGCACTACTGCAACTTGTGCATTCTACTTTTTTGAAGTTTTCATCGATATAATGTTGATGGATCCATTCTTCAATATACTGATCATAGAAAATGTTTGGATCTTCTATTGGAAAATAATCTCCTGCAGGTTCAATAAGTATATAGTTTTCGTGCCAACAACTATCGCAGGCTATTTGATCAGGTTGATCAGGAATATTGTAACAAGATTCTATATCTGGATCTATTTCAAGATTACAGTACTTGCAATTCTTGAGACCTTCAGAGTCTGAATTAGAATTTTGTAGAGTAAGATTTTCTCTGTTTTCAAGAGTTTGAGAAAAAACATCTTGAGATGTATGATGTCCAACACTAGCAGAACTAGCATATGCTTTTACAAACATGGACAGAATTTTCTCAACTGGATAATCAATTTGATGTCGAACTATAGAATTTACAGGCTTAGGAATTAGGGTATCAGTGTAATAAGCCTGATAGTTACCGAGCAAGGCCGTTTGAATGTCCAGAGGCATGCCCTGTGGATCGTGACGATCCTGAGTATCTAAGTCGGTAACAAGAACTGGTATCCAAAGATCTGGATTTAAAGTCCACTCATAGCCGTTAGAATCGGTATAGTCTTCCCAAGACTGTGGATCCCAAAGATGAGAATATTCTGTATCATTATTGTAATGAGCAGCATAAAAACGAGGACCATCAGTTTCAGACATATTGGCGTCGTTATAAGTTTCTACGCCAGAACATCTCTGAAGAATGTGAGAAAGTCTCTCGTTAAAGGGAAGATTGGAGATATCGTGAGTGTGATATAAACAAATCCAGCCTACACCATTACCTCTGTAACCTTTACAGTTAATATTAGGAAGATTAACATGGTAAAGCTGAGAAGAAGGAGAGGTAATAGGATAAGGGCTGTAAAATGTTCTAGCACCAAGTAGATTTTGATTAAGAAGATCTGCGATAACAATTCTGTATGGTTGAGCTACATAATAGGTGCGAGCCGAAGAATCGCCTTCGTGAGCTCCCCAGTTGATATAATATTTTCCAGGCTTAATTTGATAAACAATTTGTTCATGATTATCAGCCTTACGGTAAGCAAGCATCCCTGTACCATCAACTGGAAGAAGGCCAGTATCTAAAAGAGCTGAGTTAGAAAAGTTAACATAAAAAGAATTAATATCTTTCTCTGTTATATTTTCTATACCAAAAGAATTTACCGTAGAACGAAAGGTAAATAAACCTTCCGAGTTCTTTACAAATGAGTAATCTACTTGTGACATTTTTACCTATTAATCTTCTGAAAATAGAGATTGTATATCTTTATCGATTTCATCTTGAAAATCACCAAAGGCAAAAGCAAGCCAATTGGGATTGTTTTGAGCCATTTCTACAACAGTCATTTTTGACTGAAGATCAGATACAACTTGAACAAGATCTGCCAAACGGTCGCAAGCTTTAGAAAGTTTTTTAAGATCAGCTCTAGAAGGTCCTAGGGCATATATGTTTCTTAGAACTGGAAAGCCGTTGATATGAAATTTATCAGAATCGATTATTTTAATAATTCTTTCAGTAACTTCATTCAGTTCATTTTCAAGAGTTTTGTGATTTTTGTTAACTCTCGAAAAAGAAAAGTTGAATGAATTTACAGTATTATTAGAAGGGATCTGTTCTGGATACGTCATACTTTGAAGTCCTTATCTTCATGGCTGATGATCTTATTTTCATGAAATCTCTGATTTCAATCAAAGACCACCAGACAGTTGCTGAACCGACTGCTAATTTTGTAAGCAGCCTGGCAAGATAGGCTTCATCAAGATTAGGAAGATTGGGATTAATACCTTGTACATCAAAGTAACAATCTTCAAATAATGCGTCAATCTTGTTCGATAAAACCTTTTTCTTCTGAGCTTTGTCTTTTATGAAAGACATTTTGTGTATTCCCCCTATTAAGGATGCCGTGCCGTGTAATATTATCTAATTCTAATATAGGAGAGATGAGTTTATTTTTGTATTTATTATTTTTTATTTTAGCTGCAAGTCCAGCTGCAACAAAGGGAATTAATATGAAATACATGCTTTCATTTCCTTTTTGGCCTGCTTATATTTAGCTCCATCACTACCAAAGTAATTGGTAATTATTTCACTAATAGCAAGAACAAATAGAGGTACAAATGACATAAATGTATTAATATAATTATAGAGCATTATAAGAACAGCGCTTAGTAATCCAACTAAAGGACCAGCTAAAGCTGTATTTTTCTTACCAAAAGGGCTAAGTTTAGAAACTCTAGTTATACCAATAATAAAAAATGGTATTGGTATAAAGAAAGGTAACTTAGCTTTTCCTTTATAATATTTTCCTATGAAGTAGTGAGCTAATTCATGGGCTAACATTATTAAAAGAACTACATAAACAAATGAACTATGTACAATAGCATAGTTTATCTGGGCAGCAGCTACAATGGTAGCGGCTGTGTAAAATCCATCTGGAAGTTGTTTAAACTTATTTTTTATATAGTTGTACATCTTGCCCAAAAGCCTCCGAAACTTTGGTAGATAAACCTTCTGTGGCTAATTCAGAAATAATATTAGAATGAATATTATCAACAAGATGAGAATAAGTAATCTTTAGTTTATCGACATCAAACTGGTCATCAAATAAAGATGGCTCACAGGGCATATCAAGCTTTTCAGATAACTGAGAATATATAGCCCTATTGATAATAAGGGAATGTCGAGATACAGCGAGGTGGGTATAATAAGTAGATCTAACGTGAAGATCTCCAACATTGACGCCAAAAAGCTCATTAAGAGCTTCTTTAAATTCAGTGCCGTCATTGCCAAAGATAGACTCAGACAAACTAATATATGCCATAAGACGAATAATCTTTGCTTCAGTAGATTTAAACAATTCTAAAAGAGAAAACCTACCATCAGTCAATTCATCTAAAACATATCTTATAGCATAAGCGTGACCCGAAGGACCTGCTTCTTTAGAGATAAAAGCGCTAGCAGAATTAATGTACGCTATTGCAAGACGAGCTTCAACACCGTTAAGAGATCCAACAGAATTTTCAGCGGACTTTATTGAATCAACAAACTCTTGTTCAGTTTGAGAAAGATTATTGGGTTCGTTTTGTATGGAAATATTTGATGGCGAATCTTCTTCTGGTTCATAATCAAACAAATCGTCATCATTGTCAAAGGACATGATTTCCTTTCATGTAAAATAATTTTATCACTCGTTTGTATCTACAAATTTATGAGTATAAAATTTGTGTTTCCGAGTATAAGGATAAACTTTATTATCTTTCAAAAATTCATAGTAAGACTGACACTCTTCTAGCGTTAAGGGTTTAGAGGAATCTCTAGCCTTCAAGAAAGCTTCTCTTTGAACGTTAGTAGTGCGTGCCCATATTCCAATAGATTGAGTAGATATAGCTTCATGTAAGCAATTAGCTGCAACAGGACAAGAATCACAAAGATCAAGAAGTTGATTGATTTCAGATTTATTATATTTACCTATAGAAATAGGAAAGAATAGAGAGGTATCAAGATTTTTACAGGAGGCAAAAGATCGCCATTGCGTCTCGTCCATTAAAGGCTCCTTATATCTTCAGTTGCTTTGATAGCTATATCTATATCATCAGCAAAATTCTTACAATCACGAATAAAATTATTCATTGATGAAAGCAATTCTTCTAACTTATCAGATTCTATTTCAGATATAGAGTGTAAATCTGGTTTAATATCTGAAAGTTTTTTGTATGCAATTGTTAAAGATTTAGCTATGTCATTAGCTTGTAGAATTGCAGCTGTTATTGATCCATGAGATTTTTGAACTTTAGAATACTCTTCATCGAAATATTCTAGAAGATTCATGTTATCTCGCTTTCAGGTAAATAATTATTAAAGAACCAATTACTGGAATTAATATGTGTATGAAAGTGTGCATTCTACCCCCATTGACTGGTAGGAGAAATGGGAATTGAACCCATGACCACGTGTTTATAAGACACGCTGCAGCAACCAGCGCCGCACCTTCTCCCCTGTTGTATGGTAGTCACACAACACTATTGTGCACCAGCATATGGTATGTGATTTGGATCCGTCCAGCTAGAGTATGAACTCGATAAATAGCTATGAGTTTATTTATCAAGTTTGCTGTACTGGCTACCATACAGAGCCGGATGCAGGATTCGAACCCGCGACATCTTCATTACAAGTGAAGTGCTCTACCAACTGAGCTAATCCGGCTGAAGACTACTTAGTCTTCTTATCCTTATCACTTTTCTTGGGACTAGTTGAAAGGTCTTTGGTTGCCTTGTTTTTGGCACCTCCGACTATCTTTCTAAATTTAGCTAATGCCATTACTTTTCCTTTACAAAAGTGCTAAGGGTAATATCCTTAACTGAGAAAACATCACCTTCATAGTGATCTTCTCCGACATACAATTTACTCAAGAGTTCTTGAATAACAAGTATGTCTTTTGCTTTCTCGTCCTCAGGGACTTCGATAATCATATCGAGTGTTAAGTGTATTGTTTGCATCTGGCCTCCGTATTTGTGCTCCAACAGTATATCACAGTATACTATTATTGGAACAAACTAAGAGAAAAAATTTTTTTAAGATCCGCCTCGTTGAATGTAACACTCCATAGCATCTTTGATATTATGGAAGTAATCTCCATTAGAAGCGTAAGGACCTTCTGGGCGAAGAGCAATATCCCAAACAACATATTGATGATACCCATTAGGGTCAGTGCAGATAGCAATCCAAACAGGATAAGTGCCATCTCCAGCTTCTCTAATCTTGGAGGCTAGAGTAACTTTTCTTTGAGTATCTCCAACTAATGTACCTGGTTCAATGTATGTTGTATTTAAAATCATAAGTAATTAGTTTAAAATGTCACCGTTGTGAAAGATGAAATCAACGACATCATCAATCATCATTCCACTAAGTCTTTCACCTTTCTGAAGAACAACGGCACCTGCGCCTGGTCCAGTTTCAATTTCCAGAACAACTGTAGAACCAAGTTCTGGATTATTGTAGGTGAAAGTCATGGTGTCAGAAGAAGTGTCAAATCTTGTTAAAGAGTAATTTGAAGTAGTGTTAGTTTTTGTCATTGTGTTTCTCCTTTTAAGGTTAATGATAGTCCGCCCTCTGGGGCTCGAACCCAGGACCAATGGATTAAAAGTCCACTGCTCTACCAACTGAGCTAAAGGCGGGAGTTAGGCGGTAGCCGCCGAACAGATTAAACAGCTACCGCCTATGTGACACGTTAAACACGATGTATTAAATGTAAATAACACATCACGATCCCTACATAACGGTCACAGAAATTACCTTAGCCAATAAATGTTCTCTACGTAAAAGAAAGACGACCATCAATAGGTTTGGTAGAGCTATAATGATCTTCGTAGAATATAATTTATTGACTAAGGATTTATTGCAGTAAGTGTTCACGCGAACTAGGATAAGTTTGCCTTACTGCAATAAAATGAATCTCAGATAAGCCCATTACCCACCAACCAGATTGATAATTGTTTTATTTACTTATCTGAGAAGTACCCGAGGCGGGACTCGAACCCGCACGATCTTTCGATCAGAGGATTTTAAGTCCTCGGCGTCTGCCATTCCGCCACTCGGGCCAGAGAATTACATCTCTGCAAAAACTGATGGGTCAGTTAGGAATCTATGGATATCTGAAACCCAAGACTTTACGTCTACAATCTCTGGTTTTTCTTCTTGAGATTCTAAAACTTGTTTTATTGTATTTAATCTTTTTATATCTGTGGGGTCGTTGCCTATGGCAATAGTTATACTCATTTCCTTTTCCTTTGGTGAAATATATGGTTTTATATATTTCCCCCCATTCATGCTTTTGCATGATCTTTAATCTCTAAAGAACGATTGTCTTAAGAGAAGAATTAAACAATCAGGACATAAAAGTCTTTCAAAAACTACTGATTGATTTACTTCGATAGAAAACTCAGAACATTCTGTACATTTTCTTTTATGTACTTTAAGCTTATCTCTAGGTATAGGTTTCATAGACTCTTGAGGCCTGCTCTATTATTTCATATGGAACAGAATAATCTTTACCGTCAATAACACCAGTAAAAGGATTTATTGAACCAAAAATTATTACATTACCAGATATAGAATCAGTTATCAAAGATCCATCTAAATATATTTGATCATTTCTAATCAACATTGTAGCAATGTAATTAGAGTATGATACAGACCACTGTAGATAAGGCTCATAAAAAATATGATAATTATTTAAACAATTAAGAATTCTTATTTCATTATCTTCAAAACATGTATCAAGTATAACTGAGGAATAATCAGTTAAAATTAAAGGAGACATATTTTTATCAGAAGATATAAATAATGCTCTGACTTTATTTTGACTGATATCTTCAGTAGGATTATAGCATTCTGGAGCAGTAAAAGGATTATACTGTAAGTATTTAAGAGGTATTGTATATTCCATTAGTGATTCCAGGAAATCATATTAGTGTAAAAAGAATCTGAAGTGTTGTCATTGCAAGTGAAAACAACACGAGAAACATCTGAATTAATAATGGATTCAAGACACCAAACACAAGGTTTGGCTATAGCAATGGTATCATCTAGTAGCAGTCTAGCTATATAGATAGTTGAACCTAAAGTATTTTTAACGTTTTTTAGAACTCGAATTTCTGCATGAGTGGAGCATCTTTTAGGCGGAGTGTCGGGGGTGATGCGAGGAACATTTACATCACCACCCAACACTCTGCCAGACTTAACTAAAAGTGCAGCCATTCTATATTTATAATTAGAAGTCTGAGCAATTTTAGCTGCAGCAGAAAGAAATGAGTTATCGGTATTACTTAAAGAATCAGAAACATAATCGTATTGCTTGTAAGGGTTCTTTAAATAAATATTTGAGTAACTCATTTTTTGCATCCTTGAAGTATATCATAATGAGATGTAGTCTAGCCAGACAGGGTCGTAACTTAAATCATCTAAAATACGATAATCCATGTCTTTCTGCAAAAAGTTTTCTAAGTAGTGTATATGAGAATGAAGACCTGGATGAAAGTGTGGTTTATCTACAGCCGAATCCCAAAAAGGTTTTAAATGTTCAGGAACTTCAAAGTCATGCTTAGTACATTGATTTACCATGTTCCATGAGCGTGACTCATTAGAAAAGCAGTTTGTTTGTTCAAGATCTGATACATAACCTAAATCTTGAAATATCTTTTGTGTGTACATTTCCCAAGAAGAAATGATAACCTTTACACCAAACGCTCTACAAAGTGAAACACACATTTCTAAAGCAGATAGTCTGTTTAAAAGAGTGTATGATACAGAAGGATAATATTTTTTAAGATGTTTATCTTTCAGAGATGCAAGTGTGCTTTTGATTATAAAGCCTAAATTATTATTATAGTTTAAAGTAATATGATCAAAAATGTTCTTTTTAGAAAATTTATGAAAGTTTATAAGTTTAGTTCTTAATATGTCTGGAGCAAGTATGTAAACAGCTTCTGGAGTAGAAAAGTTTTCTGAAATAAGATAAACGTTAAGTATTCTTGTTATTTCTGAAATATCTAATCCAGGAGATGCGATTACGTTAACATCAGTATTGTGAACTTTTCTTAAAAGGTTAGGCCAAGTTAACTGATGAGGAATTCCCACAGAAGCAGTAACAGAACATCCTATAGCTAAAACAGGAGCTTGGTGATTAATCTCCTCACCAACTAAATTAAAAGAATTTACAGCATAAGGAAAGTTACCGTGAACTTTATAAAATTGATCAACGATTTCTTGAGCAGAAAAATCAGCATCTTCTGCACAGTTGCGAAAGTCTCCTGAAGCTACTTTAGAAAGTTTTATAATAGATTCAATATCTATATTTCGTTCTTCATATGTATTTTTTATTTCAGGAAATAGCATGATGCCTAATAAATGTATCTATCTTTGTTGTTATACTTTTCTTTTTTGGTAATAAGATAAAAAATTTTATCTTTAATAAGAACAAATATAAGTTTAATTTTTAAAAAAAAATATCTCATATCAGTTATTCAACGCTTCAATCTGAACATAATGTTCTGGGCAAATGTAACGAACTACGTAACGCATAAAGAGTCCAGAATCGTCAGCAAGGTCTGGATCAATATCTTGGACCATCATAATGATATTCACAAGCTGTCTATCAACTGGAGTACCTGCGTCAAGTTCATCGCAGATGGCGATACCTAAACCAGTAAGGTTCTCATCACTGTAGCTGTAATACCAGTAAGGAATGTTCTCTTGAACAATGTCAAGATAAACATCAGGCTGGTAGCCATTCATTGGGGGCTCTTCTGGCTCGGGAGGAAGAGTGGGACGAGTTGCAGGAGTAGGAGCCTGCGTAGTTGTTGGTGCAGCAGTTGTTTCTACTGGCTCTTCAGCTGGCTCCTCAGCGGGTGCTGTGTCTGTTGATTCAAGGTATACAATTTCTTTGCCACCACAAGAAACTAGCGGCAGTGCAATAGCTGCTGCTAAAATAATCTTTTTCATTACCATCTTCCTTTATTATAATTAATCTTGTTCTGTAACCATTGAGGTTTAGGATTGTTCTCATAATATTTACCAATAATCTGAGAAGCAATACCTTTAGTCATGTCTGCTGTGATTGGTACACCAATACGTTTAAGAGTTTTCTTTTGAGCATCGGTGGGAGCATCTGCTCTCCATGGTGCATCTGATTCTATCAGATTAGTATTGTATCGTCTAACAATCCACTTATCAGATCTGACAAATGCATCACGCATATCTTCAGGATGTCCCAAAAGTTTAACTTCAGTTTTTGTATCAACCTTAGTTGTTTGAGTAACAGTCCATCTACCAAGAGTGTCTACAAATATTCTAAATGAATTGTTTGAATCTACTGCTAAATGGAAATCATTTTCAGCAACTTCTGCCCAAACGAAACGAGAATATTGTTGTACAACTTCGTTTGGAGGCGGAGGCATAAAGAGATCGATACGCTTATAGGCGAGTTCGATATCTTCAGGATTTAGTACACGTACAGCTTCACCGGGACAGAACTCTTCAAGTTCTTTATACTTGTTTGCGACGTCTACTAAATCTTGTCCTCCAAGGTCGAAGTCCGGGGGTAAACCCAGTAATGACGGAAGGCCAAGAGGCTTCTTGCCTTTGGTGGTGTCTGCAAAATCCAATACTTTGCAATGAGCCTTCCCTTCAAATAGACGGGTTCCACGACCAACGATCTGTGTATATAGTAACGTTGATCGTGTAGGTCTTGCAAGTATAATAGCTTCTACAGATGGTTCATCAAAGCCTTCAGTAAGAACGCCAACGTTAACCAATACTCTTGTTTCACCGGAAGCAAAACGGGAAAGTATTTGGTGACGTTTATCAGAAGGAGTTGAACCAATAATAACTTCTGCCGCTATCGACGCTTGCCTAAAGGATGAGGCCAGGTCGTGAGCGTGTTCGACTCCCGACGCAAAGGCAATGGCTTTAGCAGTACCACATATCTCCATATAGCTAGCAACAATAGTAGCATTGCGCTTAGGAGTATTAATAGCATCTTCCAACTGGGAAGCAACGTAGTCTCCATGTTGTGTCTTAACCTCCGAAATATCTGTATCCGTTTGGATACGGTATCCAACAATTCTTGATAGCCAACCTTCTTCAATAAGATCAACTATTGTCTTATAGTATACTATCTCATCGAATACGTCTGTCAAGCGCGTATTGTCAGATCTTTGTGGGGTTGCGGTTACACCAAGAGTAAAATCATTTTCAAAATAATCGAGGATCCTACGATAAGTAGGAGCAGCTGCGTGATGGGCTTCATCGATAACAATGGTTCTAAAATGATTCTTTGGAAACCTTGAGATTCTTTCACTGCCATCCCTGCCAAGAGTAGGAACGGAAGCGACAACAACGTCAGCATTTGTGCTTGCATAATTTTCCGCCTGTTCTATTTCCACTGTTAGTTGTGGATTAGACCATTCTAGCTTATCTTTTGCTTGCGTGAGAAGTTCTTCTCTATGAGCAAGAATAAGCATAGGCAATGCATTATCTAGATGCTGAGGGAGATGAGTAAAAATAACTGTCTTACCTGCGCCCGTTGGGAGAACTACTAACTGTCGTGATACACCATTGTTGTTAAAATCACGAATAGCATCTAATGCTTCAGTTTGGTATGGACGCAGTTGAACAGACATTAGTAGTAATTTACATCTCCGTATACGAGTTCTTGACTCATAAGCTTTTCAAGCTTTTCGTCAAAATCATCATCTTCTACAATTTCTGATTTAATATTATACTTCTTATCTTTCTTTTCTGAGGTGATAGAATTGAAAGAAAAGTATGTAAAGTTTTTTTTAGTTGACATTATTTATGTTTTGTATTAGCTCATTGTTAGACATATCAAAGAACGGAGGAGCATCATCTTCAATGAAGTTGATAGCAGTATCCATTGTACTTAGATATGATAACAGTTCGGACATAGTAAAATGTACATCGTTAACATGTACATACATATAAAACATAGAAACCATCTGGCGACTTTCGTCATCTAGTTCAAGATCGTCAATAAGTTCAATATTGACTTTATCATTCCACCAGACGACTTCATTGCCATAGACTTCATATGGTGTAGTGATCGACCATGCTTGCTCATAGCTAATAACAAATGTGTTAATAGCAGAGACGACATCATCGTCAATCTCTACATTTGTATTCATTGAAATGACGGCAGCATGTGCGTCAATCAATGGATAAATATTCATTACTTCGGATATTCTGCAGACAACGTCAGCAAAATCTCCAGAAGCTGAAGAAGAAGCTACAATATATCTTGTTTCAGGAGAAGTGAAAAAGACAATAAGAGGAGCAATTTTAGTGCTATTAATTTCAGAAAGATTAGTTTCTACAATAGTTTTTACTGCGGAAAGTTCTTCTTTAATAAGAGTAACAACTTCTTGTACTGATTCAATAGTTTGCATAATTATACCAATGCTGATATGGCACTAAATAGTGCGTACGTACCGTAAATGTATAGCAGCAAGGTAGCAGCAATGATGGTCTTACTAGTGATAGACATTATTGCTACTGCGCATACTACTGTTTCAAGACTCCAATAAGATAATATTGCAGAGATCTTTACTTCTGGTTTTTGTAGGTTTCTTTTCGTTTTTCCAGCCAGTTTACCAGCCTTGTAAAAGAATTTGCGACTGGTTGACATACTAGAATAAGAAGAATAAGTAGGATTATATGTATCATTTGGGATAAGAGTGATAGAGGTCATATGTTTTTGTTTGTTCTATATTTAAAAAAAATAATGTTGCTTAGCCCTAAGGCTCCTTGCATTGCACGACATAACAAGACCTAGCATCGTCAAGCAACGCCTCAAAGAATTTAAGCGATCTTTTTATGTAGCCCGAAGGCTCCAAGCATCACAACGCAATTCGTGTCCAAACCTAATACCGCATAGCAGTGCAAAACCGAGCACAGAAGAATTTAAGCGATCTTAGTATTTAGCCCTAAGGCTCCGAGCATTACCACACCCGACATAACATTACGAGACCGAACGCCACCGCACAGCACGTGACCGGGCATGGCCATACAGTAAAGAATTTAAGCGATCTTTTTATTTAGCCCGAAGGCTCCTTGCAATATGCTACCGAACCAGACGTTGCACTACCGAGCGTGACATAACGGCACCGCACAGTACCGTGCTCGACCATAAAGATCAATCTTCAATAATGATTGGCTCTTCTGGTGCTATCCAATCACGACGAGTTTTACGCCGTGCTTTGTTTAGCATCATTTGAACACTGTGTTGAAGTGTAAGATTGTTGTTTGCTTGAGTGCGCTGGTTAGCAGTTGCATCAGGGTGAATAGTTACCTTTTCTGTTGCTGTGATAACTCTACGCTGCTCTTTAAGGATGTGTTTAGAACGACCTAAAGCTTCGTTGCGAAGATCAGATGGTGTAGCTACACGATAACCAACGTTAGGAATAACAACAAGATGCTTCCAGCTTCCATCGTCTGATAGATACTTGTTGGCTTGTGCAACAGATTTGCTGATGGATTTAACAACTTCATGATCAAGATGATCATCACCAGTAGGATAGGTGACATCAATCATGGCTGCCAACTCTTCGTAGGTGACTACGTCACCGGCTTCGTTAAGATAACCGGCGACGTAGTCACGAATCGTTGAAGGTCGACTAGTATCTTGTCGACTGTAGGTCATGCACAGACCTCAACTTCGAATCGTCCGAAGCGAGGACGGTAGGTGCCAAGACCTGATGTGCGTCCTGCGTTGACTGCAATCATGTTGAAGTCATCCATGTTCAACAGTTCGGTGTCAACGAGGAATGACGCAGTAGTGGACCAGTTGACGTACTTGGGACGAGTACGAGTGACCTTAGCGGTTGAAACTTTGACGGAACGCTGGTCATAGAAACCTTGCTCCCACATCTCAAGTGGAGCGTTGGGTCCGTCGTGCTTCAACTCAAGGACATCTGGTCCAAAAGGAAGAACGGCTCGGTCAACGGTTGCACCGAGTCGGTTAAGCTTAGCTCCGTTCTTGAGGGAAACAAAGACGTTCCACAAAGGGATACCGGTCTTGTTGTAAATCTCCCAAGAAGAAGGGACATCAGCTGATCGGACAAGGTTTTCACCGAAGGTGTAGAGACCTCCGAAGAACTCGTGGCGAGCAAGCTCGTCTCGGTCTTCATCAGTCTTCTTGCGCTTCGAGGTGATGGTTACCATATCCTTGGCAATAGGATCCATGGTGTTAGCAAGACGCTCGTTATGAACGAGCATGACACCTTGACCGGTGATGTTAAGGGTTACTTCTCTCATAATATAATATACTTTCTAATTGGAACTGGTTAGCTTTGTTTAGTCGGCTTGTGACTTTTTAGCTAGACAGTAGTGGGATTAGATGCCTATTGGCATTTTTTTTAATGCGCCACAAGACGACGCAATTTTTTATATGCAGTAGATCTGGCTCTGCGTAGATACTTAGAGCTTCTCTTGGTAAACCTGGCTGCTTCATCATCTGTCATGTCATAAAGATATTTAGCAATGATGGCATCTGATTCTGCTTGATCGAGTGCTTTTATCATTTTCTTTATATTATAAAGATATTGATACTTAAAATACTCATCACAATAAGTGGGTGCATCAGAATCTTGAAGATCATAAACTGATACGTTAGCAGTAGGTTTAATAGTCATGCTGCGACGATGATCTATAATATCATAGCGCGTAATGCCGATAATGTAACTGACTAGGTTTTCAAGGTCACCTTCAAACTTAGTGGAATGGCGCAATGCTTGAGATATTGCATCCATTGCTGCATCTTCGGGTGAGGGATGACCTTGGTGGTAAGCGTATCCGCTTACACGTTTATAAATTTGATGAAAATGATTCTCGATTAAGAGGACCATTGTATTCTTCATATGTTATCTCCGATACCGAGAGCCATCCAGACCAGCCTGTAGTTATACTTTTAATAAGTATTTCTTCTTGGCGTTGGCCTGAATGTTCATATCCGTATTTAAGTAATTCGAATATGGATCCATGTTTGTTTAATAATTTTCTTGTTTTACCGGAAGCTACTTGATGGTTCCGGTTGACAACAATATGCGTGATCATATATAATAGGAATGTGGTTGGTTGACGGTATCCCCCTAGCCCATGTGGGTGAGGGCTAGGGGGTACACGTCAAGAGGTTGGAGCGGGCATTCTGAAATCGATTGGTGAATCGTTCGAATGGGCCATTTGGAACTCAACAGGATCGTTGTATTCAACCAGTTCGCCGTCAGCGTTGGTCCACTGCCAGCTACAAGAATAGGTTTGGTTAAACTTCTTCTTTTCCTGGTTGTATACTGCACGGGCAGCAATACCATAAAACTGAAGAGCATGCTCCAAATAAGGAAAGACAAAGCGGTTCATTACAACTTGATCCGAAATCTTACCCTGAGTGGTAGGTGTGAGAATCGTAGCTGAGTACAAGGCAATGACGAAGTCATACATGTCCTCAATACGTTCGAAAGACTCAATCTTATTTACAAGCTGCTGGTAAAGATGTTCCCAGTTGGTGCGCTCAATGGCACCAGAGGCAGCTGTAACTTCTGAAGAGTTTGTATTATACACACCTTTACGGAAGTCCCTCAAGATGGGCAGAGCCCAAGTGTAGAAACGACGACCGAGTTCGTGGATAATTTCTGGCGGTTGAGCGTTCTCTTGCGACCACATACGAATATCATTACAGTAGTTATTGAAGTGGGTGTAGCAAAGATTATTGAGTTGTGTGATTTTACCATCATACAATTCAATTTCTTCGCCTTGCTTGAGATAACGCTGGCTACCACGGTTGTACCACAAGTTACGGTCAATGGGCTTACCATATTCGATAACTTCGCGGAACATGTTCTGAGCTTCTTGGTCAATGGCTTTAACATCGAGTTCGTGATCAGGGTTGATACACTTGTCGATGGCATCCTCCAACGAGCAGAGTTGTAGTGGACGATGCTTACCAATGACAGAAGAATGCATCATACATGCATTAACGAAACTACCAACGTTTCCACCAGCCATAGCAATACGGATATCTCTCAAGACATCTTCTTGAGTATATGGTCCTTCTCGCTTTTCTTTTGGCTGAGTGAGGGATGGCAGACCTTTGTAGTGCACCTCAGATGAAAGTGTTGCTTCACTGAGACGCTTAGGCCAGCCACGTCCATTTACTTTAGGGAACTTAACTTCGGTTCCATCTGACTTAAGCCAGGTTGGCGACCATTCACCTTCAACATAGTCAAAGATTGAATATTCGCCAAAGCCGTTTGGTGAACGAACAGCTACAACTTTCTTACCTTCAATAGGGCCACTTTCAAATTCACGATAGAACAACTTGAAGAAGTCGTCCTCGTCGTGACCACCATGAGACTCGTACATCTCTAGCCAATCGAGGTCATTAACGACATGAACTCCAACTTCGGAGTGACGTCGAATCTGACCTGGCTCTACTTGAAAGTCATATCCTGCCATACGAATAAATGATTCAGGAATCACTTGTTCGTAGACAGAACATGGGATAGGAATCCGATATTCAAGAGGCTTGGCATGGGAGATGGACACTGTTTCCATAAGCCATGGTGATTGAGTAATGTTAAACCCTGCTGCAGTCCAGCGATAACCTACATACTGTGTGCGTGCTCGAGCTTCGTTGTCATCGAGGCTCTCGTTATCACGCCAGTTACGCTGATAAATATACTGCCAGTTGGTGAGAAGTTCACCATTGATAGCTTTTTCATACTGCTTCTTGTATTCCTCGGTGAGCCACATATCCATGTCGCTCTTGCGGAATAGCTTGGGAAAGTTGATAACAGTCTGGTCGTCAGTAATGACCTTTTCCTTAGGGCCTTGTGGCTCTGCAAGGAAACGAAATCCGTTGTTGTATTTAATCTCCTGCTTGATATTGGCATCGCTAGTCAAGATATCGACACCTTCAGGGAGATTGTCAGAGACAATACAGTTACCCTTCAAAAAGCCCATTTCGAACTCAATGCGAGCATTAAGAACATGGGCATTCAAGAGATTGTTTACAATACGCGAACGGATACGAGGGTCATAATAATACTCTGCTGCATCAATAGATGAAGTAGGGTGGTACATAGGAAGGTTCTCTACTGCGCGTTGAACAATGCGCCGGGAGATCACAAAGCCACCGTCAAGAAGACGTTCTGCAACACCAGGGTTACAGTATTCTTCGGGTGCATTTGGGTTAGGTCCAAGGAAGATGTAACGACTAAACTCATCATGAGCAACAAGCATAAGCTTAAGTTCATCGGGGCCAAACTCTGCGTTGAGCAGCGTAGGACGATGATGAGACTTAAGACGCTTGTTGGTCTTATCGCCTGAAAAGACCTCGTAACCGAGTTCATTCAGGGCAGACATCCATCCTGGAGAGTTTTCGATCACACAGAATACGATCTTATCTTTATCGACAAGAGCGTATTGAACTTTGGGATTGCTGACATATTTGACAGCTTTGCTGTATTCGTAGTTGTTAACAGGGATTGGGAGAGTCCAAATCTTGTACTCTCCACCATAGTTATCGAGAATCTGACGCATGACACCGGAGTCATAGAAACCGAATTGGTATCCGTCACCACCGCGAAGAGGGCCATCATCGGTGGCTTGGAGACGCAGTTCTGGTTTGTAGATTCTTTGCATGTGTTACTCCTTCTTTATGATTATTGTTTTGTATGCACTAAAAAATATTAAGACTTGAAAGCTTTGTACTTCTGCATGAGTGCACGAGATCCCCAGATGGGGAAAGTGATAATGCGAAGTATCTTGTAGATAAGCTTGATCAAGTCGGAAATAACGGTTACAAACTGCTTCTTGTAATATTGGTACTGATTACCGCCATGCATCTTTGCTTGCGGAGAATCAAGGCACCAGTGCAAGAATGTGTAACCGGGGATTGAAAGAATGGTAGAAAGGATTGCTGCGGTCATTACGATGAGGCCCGCTGCACCGAACAGAATACCCATAACAAATGACAATAACACTGAAACAATCAGGTTAAATAGCTTGTATTTCTTAGCATTCTGTCGCCAAGAGGGGATCTTGGCAGCAAGCATCATCTCGAAAAGAAACGAAGCAAGAGTTAGAACGATCACAAATGAGAACATGTGTTCCTTTCTTGATGATTTAAATCTTTTGTATGTAGCAAAAAAGGGGGGAAGGGCATTGAAAGGAACCCTTCCCCCCCTGTTTTTTAATGTACAGTTGGTTATTTAGTTTTTATTTAGCACCAGTCTCCAGACATGTACCATGGTTGCCAACCACATCCATAATGTATGTCGGCATAATCGAATAGCCATTTACCTACGAGAAGGTTTGTATAGGGATCATACAGCTCTTCTCTTTCAGTAATGCCAAATTCTGATTCTAGCCACTTGTAATGTGCGGACCATTCAATTTGAACTAGACCATATGAGTATGTCTTGTTAGCTACGTCGTGCTGACAAGAAGACTCTTTATATATTATATGGCCTAGTTTTTGTAGCTGATCAGACTGCCAGCCAGCATCAAGAGCTGTGTCATACCATTCGGAACAATGTCCTTCAGGTAGTTCTTCGGCTGGCTTGATGCGAACACTTTGTAGAGGTTCTGGTGGTTGATATGGTTCAGTACGAGCAGGATCATTCAAAACTGCATTAAAGTTAGGATCAAGGGTAATACCCTCGGGTAACTTAGGTACTGCAGGAATGAGCTCTTCTGAATCATGCTGATCAGCAAACATTGATTCTGTTGCTAATGGATTAAGAGGATAGGGATTATCCTCATAATGTTCAGATATGATATTTAAGTTAAGTCCTTCTGACTCAACATGTGGTGGTCTAATGAAAAATACCATAGCCAATATTGACATAACAACAAATGCTATAGCAATAGGTAATGGTATTATTTCAGTGTGTTTAGTATTTTGCATGTATTTAGATATACGCAAATATATCTCTTTGAGTGTGTTCATGTCGCTCCTTTCGTCGCGACTGGCTCAGGATTTCTGTGCCAGTGTAACGCAGGTTGCGAAACGAAAAATGCCTGTTAAGGGGGCATCGGTATCTTACCTTCGTTTCACAATACTTGGTACTGCAATTAGGGATATTTTCCCAATGCCCGCTCCTCAACGGGCATAATGATCATATTACTATAAGTGGTCTAGCAGAGCAAGTTATTACGGTAATGTTACGTAATTTTCCTGCGTGACTTATTATAGTAACGGTAATTGAGGATTTTTACCAGTCAAACGTTGGACGTGGAGTCGAAGATTGGTATACTGGTAGTGCAACTACATCGCTAACAGTAGTCATTTCTTCATGAACAACAGTGTCAATTTCATGCTCAGAGTCACTGATAGATGACTCTGATACAGTCATTGTTTTAGCTTCAGCTTTGATGAAGTACTTGCCATGGCCAGTCTTTTCAAACCTGTGAGCATTGTTTTTGATGAATGAAAGAATAGTTGGAAGTGAACATCCAACATGCTCTGCAAGGTCTGCAGTGCGGTATTCATTACCTACGTTGTTATCGATGAATTGATTGATTTGGTCTTGTTTTGACATGATTTTTTGCTCCTAAACATATAAAAAGGTATCTAAATATTAGGTATGTAGATACATGTTTTTAGTGGTTTAGTGTATTTTGTAAATGTTTAGATTACAAAAAATAATATATATATGTATAGAGACTCTGAAAGGTGTATAAATTCAGGTCTTTAACAATTTTACGAGTGTCTTTTTGATTGCTTGTAAGCGACAAAAAGATCAAGAACAGAGTTAATTGAGTCTCGATGTTTAACAATCAGATCTTCGAACTGATCTACGAACTCTAAAATTTCTTTATCTTGATCTTTAAAATTGAGATGCAAAGACAGTTCATTGATAGCATTGGCTGTGTTGGCAATCGAGGAGAAATAAGAGTATATTTCTGATTCGATTTGCATATCAGTCATTGTGTTCATAGTCTGTCTTTCTTAAGATTGTGATGTCTGCCCCTTGTCTCTAGTTAAAGGGGGGGACAGAGATAGGTGAAGGAGTACCTAGAAGTTTTTACTTCTCAAGGGGACAGACATCTTCCATCAGCGAATTGAGATAGACTCAATACGTTGACGGAGATCGTTGTTAGAGGGTTTGCGAACAGCAGTCTTACGGCTGTTGTTCTTGGCCTTGTATGTGCTAAGGTTAGCTTCACGAATCCACTTGTTAATGCTGGTTCGGCTAACAGGATACTTGTCCGCAAGAGCATCACGGTCGAGACCGTTAGCAAAATCAGCGATGATCTGCTTGCGCATATCCTTGTAATAGCTAGAAGAAGAATGGGTCTTCTTGGATGAAGTCTTCTTTGTGGAAGAAGTAGTAATTGAAGGGATTACAGGCAAGTCGTTGACGAGCTGGAGCACCAATGGTGCAAGCTCCTCAGCGGTACCTGTAACGGTAAGAGTAGCACTGGACTTGGGGTTAGTGTAAGTGATTTCCATGTTATATCAGCTTTCGTGCTTGCGCTTCATATCATAGTGGGACTTATGGTCTGAAAGGACGAGATTCATGTGAACCTGACCTTTTTGGCGTGCAATCATGTAGTGATTACGAATCTTAGCTACGGAAGGTTTCTTGCTAGGATATGTGTCTACATGAATTAGCACAGGGTTTTCGGGATCTGATGCGTCAACGATGCCCCAATGGGTGCATCCTTTTAGCATGCGGATACCGTATTTACTGGCGCCTTTGACGCCAATAAAGCTTTCTCCAGTGTACTTGGAGTTGTGAAATAAACCGAATTCCTTGATTCCATTTTCAGGGATATTGGGAGTTCCGTTTTCTTTGAGGGAAAACTGTACAAATACACAGTCTTTGAATAAGTCAAGATTAGCCATATTAACTCCATAGTTAATGATTAATGCTTATTTTTGTATGTGGCTCCGGGAGCAGGGCTCGAACCTGCGACCCGCTGATTAACAGTCAGCTGCTCTGCCAGCTGAGCTATCCCGGATTAATAGCCTGATACATATAGTGTTTCATGAAACCACAAACACAACGGAAAGGTTGTTGCAGGATCTCCCTGCACACCATGCTATATGTACCAGACCAGTGCTCCCGGCAGGATTCGAACCTGCGACCTGCGGCTTAGAAGGCCGTTGCTCTATCCTACTGAGCTACAGGAGCATAATGTTAGAAGGTTTGATCTTCTTCTTCCCATCGTGTCACTTTGTATGCTAATACAAGTAGTATTATAGCAAATGTGCCATATAGGAAGTACATTTTACTCCATGTTCTGTAGGTATAGTGGCTTAGTATGTATTGCTACGTCATGGATATGCCAGACTTCGCATTCGTCTAGTTCATGTTGTTGTATGTACCTTTTGCATTCAGTATCTGTACCAATGTAGATAATGGCCTGATTCTTGACAGAATATACAGCGTAATAGTTCACTGGATGTTTGCTGATGAGTGTAGATTCTTTTTGATCTTGTGTAACCATTCCTGTTGCTCCAATGTAAGATTGTCTTTATAGGTAATGTCACATCCAGCTTGACGCGGAAGGACTTCGCCTATAAATGTAACGCATTCAGAAAGCTTACCCCAGAAAAGAACCTTTTCTTTACGTGTAACGTAGAAAGTCATTAGTCTAACTCCTCCATAACGTCTTGCATCATTGGCATGAGTGCTGCCATTGCTTTGGCAATGGTTTGCATTTGAAGATTGCTGATTTCTTCTGGTGTTTCCATCACATAAATGTTTGGACCAGAAGAAAGTGAGATGTTGGTGAATGGGATCATTGCACCTGCATCTGTTTCAGTCACGTCTCTCATCATATAAACGATGAATGCCGGGTTGAGCTCAACTTTTTGACCAAGGATATCAGTGAGTGTAATGAATGAAATCATATTGTTTTGTGACATAATGTTATTCCCATTCTTTTCCGTAGTAGTATTTTGCGTTGTCAAGCTCCCAAGGACTAACGTCTTCGCACATTTCCCATTGTCTGCTGATAGGTAAATGTGTGAGACGATGCTTTCTGGCATAACGGCGAACATCTTGCTTTTGAACAAGAAACAATTCATAGTTGCAGTCATATTTTGGTGGTTCAGCTTGAAGTGTCATTAAAAGTGGTATATGATATGCCATAATGTTAGTCCTTGCTATTGCACATCGTGCATAGTTGATTGGCCGTATTTCTCCCAAATTTGGTCGATTAGTTCTTCAGATGATTGAGGGAATGTGTAGGTGCCTTTTGCTACAGCAGCTAGCTCAGTTACAATGACAAACCATTCACCACGTTCGTGTTGTGGGTATGTCCATGCTTTTTCTCTAAGTTCTTCGATAGCTGCTTCTACACGTTCCCATTTCTTGGTTACGTGAATAATATCCGTCATGATAGCAGCACTACCGGGAGTGCCGTGGCAAAGTTCAACTTGCCACTGTGGCATCCAGTATCTCTGCTTTTTCATGGCGATAATGCCGATATCTTGCATGTTGTTGGGATCCATATCAGTCTCCTGTGTAGTCCCAAAGACGACCGTAGTAAATCCTTGCGTCTTCGAGTTCGTCTTTGGTGATGATCCCGGCAACAAAAGCTTTGTTAAAATAAACCATACGTGATGAATTATTATAATCATCAGGCACATTAGTACGTGCCCATGTGCTAACTCTAGTGATAATAGTCTTGATAGGTGTAATAGAAAGCATAGTATATCCTTTCAGGTATTGTTTTGTATGCACCCCGCCGGGGAAAAACATTGCTAAGTAGAACTATATATATAGAACTAATGTATATGGTAGATATATGGAGGGATATAGGGATGGTAGGGGAATAGGTATAAGTGGATCATTTGATCCAGAGATCATACTAATATGATACCTAGGGGATAGGAATAAGGGGAATGAGGCATAGAATATTAAACAATCATACAGAAAATATATGGGCACCCCCCTGCAAAAGACGTTTTTGGGGGTTTGTTTAACAATTTTTGGGATAGTATGCCTCTAGGTTTGTTTATACTCTATATATACTCTCTATATATAGAATATGGGCATGCAACTATGCATTATGATGTTTTTTACGGGCCGGTGTTTATTATTCCCTATATATAGAGAAATAATACATTGAATGCCGGGAAGGGTTTCCCGATGGGACCGGACCACCTACAGCCCCACCGGGATGTACCCCGGACGCAAAAACCTTTGAGCTAAATAATATTATATATTTAACTCTATGTTATACATACGTTTGAAATCCCGTCTCATAGGATGGAGTGCGGACTCTGTCCCATGAGTGTTGTATATTGGACCATCCACATTGGAGGGAGGGAGTATTGTGTATGATCCAGATTTCTTTTGAGTGACATTGAATCCTAATCGCTCAAGTTCCTTGAACGCTTTCTTCACTGCCTTGCTCTGATGCTGCCGTGGCATCTGTATGTACTCCTTTGGTAGGTTTCTCGTCTACGTAGTAGAGTATATCATAAGTGCTCGGGCGTTGCACGCCGAAGGGTAGATTTTCATGACTAAAGGTCTATAGTAATTTTTTTTACACACGCATAGAACGTGTGTTCGAAATTACTCCTTTGTCATTCAAATCTTTACCTTTGGGTCCCCCCCGGCTTCGCCGGGTCCCCCCCACAAAACAATGT